TGCCAGCGCAGCATTTACTTTGGACATCTACGGTCACACCACGGACCGCATGAAGTCTGAATCTGCCTCTCGCATGCAGTCTTATATTAACAGCACTATTCAAAAACCGCAGCCTGATGAAGAAGAGAAAACCCCCTCCGAATGATCCTCGGAGGGGGGCAAAAATTTCCCGTTGTCGGAAAAACTGTCGGAAAAGCGTTCGGAGCCATAAGATATTATAACTATTTGCAGGGCATTCGCAGGCCGAAAATGAAATATCGCCTGAAATCAGCAACAATTTCAAGCGATATTCATGGCAGGGGAAGAAGGCTTCGAATTATTGCACCGTCATTTCTTCCCGTGTCAAAGCGTCTCTGTAGTGCTGTAAGGCGCAGAAAACCGAACTATTTTGTGTCATTTCATATTTTCGCGTTGTCGGAAAAATTGTCGGAAAAACAAAAACTGTCGGAAAAACTGTCGGAAAAATCAGCGCATCTGATAGGCAAACTTTACGGTCTCCGCCTCGTCCTGAGTCAGTACTTCGATCCAAGGAAATCTGCGCTTCATCTTCCGCCCATCATTATAATGTACCAGAAAATATTCGTCTCCGGACGGATCATAGTAGAGCTCTTCGGCCTGACCGTTATCAGGCCGATATTTGTTTTCACCGTCAGCGTAAAATGAATGTGCAACCGGAAGGCACCGCTTCGTATCGTACTTTTTTCCTTTTACTGTCTTTCTGACCCGGTCTCCTGCTGGCAACCGGACCGGGATCTCTTTTCCGTCCTTCTCAATCTTCATTTTCACGCCAAGCGTATCAAGAATATGAAGCATTGTCGTTGCCCGAAGTGTACCGGACTTGACCTTTTTGAAAATTGACTGCCGAGCCGCCTTCTTGCCGTCAGCAGTAAGCATCTCTGCTACCTGCGGATAAGAGATGCCATTGTATTTCATTGCGCTTTCCAGAACAGATATCATCCGATCTATGTATTGGCTATCGGTCACATCTCTTTCCTCGCTTCTTCTGAACGTCAGTGTCTTTTTGAAAAGTATACTTCCTTCTCGCGACAATTGTCAATCAGAAAATCAAGCTGCCCGGATCGTCCCACCTGCTATACAGATGGCCGTTTGGACGCAGAATCGCATACTTGAGATCGTCTATATTGTCTTTGCTCATGCAGTTGTCATCAATCACTGTGGAAATACCGTGCACACTGTATTTGATATGACCAAACGGGAGACGCAGGATTGCAACGCCATTCATCATGACGTATTTTTGGATTGCGTTGTATCGTTCCTCGGGGAAGGCGTGCTGAGCGATCCACCGGCTTTGAGCGTTATCGCCGTCAGCATATATCTTCCGGAACGTGATCTGGTCAAATCCGTTCATCTGAGCCCAGTCAAAATAGTCCGCAGGACTATACTTCTCAAATTCATCGGTCAAATTAATGGACGCGCGTGTCACAAGATTCTGCCGCTTTGCCCATCTGTGAACGTCATACAGGTCTCTCTTCGCCTTCTCAGGCATCCCGATTATCTCCGCGTTCCGCTCAGGGTCAAAGGAACTGATGGAAAATGAGATGGTCGTAAGCCCGAGATCCGCCATTCCGGCAATATCAGTGCCGTTCAGGTTGCTGCCTGTTGTTTGCAGGGAGATGTTGTAAAACGGCTTTTTCATCATAGTTTTGTTTGCATACAAGACTTGACGAATAAAGCTCATGTTCTGCTGTGGCTCGGTGTCTCCTGTGATGATCATGGAATTGCAGCCCTCATCACGCACGAACTCCATCCTGTTCAAGTACGATTCCGGGATCTGCTCCCCATTTTCAATGATAGACTCGCCGTAGTTTTCACAGTGCATTCTGGATACACAAAACGGGCATTTGTTCCAGCACCGCTCCGCAGGGACGACAATTGAAAGCGATTGTATCTTCATTCTTGGTTAGTCCTTTCTCTGGAAGTGAAATTCGACTACCGGTGCAAGGAATTCTTCCAGACGCTTTTTCGTGGCTTCTGTCGGATTCTTTCTGTACGTTTTGTAGCAATATCTGGCCGTATAGAATATCACCCTCTCATGCACATCCATGTCGTTCGGAAGAACTCCTTTGCTGGCGGCTCGTTTGATTTCTTCGAGGCTGTATTTCATTCCTCTTTTTGGGGCCTCTGGTCCCAATAGGCGCTTCTCTCAGCCACCGCCATATCGATCAGATATCCAACTGGATGCTGCACAGAAGAATATTTATTTCCGATATCTTCCATCATCCTTCTTTGAATGTTTTCCGGATAATTCGTCATCATGATATCGACAGACCACGGTCCGGACAGTTCTGTGACATTCTTCATGCACTGTGACACCTTGTCTGCGACATCATCTTTCCAACGCTCGAACGCGCAGTACAAGTAGTCTTTCATTTTATCGAAGACGATTTTGTCCGTTGCGTCCATAATATGGTCTCGGCAGTAGTCGTAGTCCCAATAGTTCGCCACAAACAGGACCTCGTGAATGTCAAAATCGTAGAAGACTCGGAATTCCGGTCGCAAGGGAAGTCCGTGGTAGATGCAGGGAATCAACTCGGAATTGTACCCGATTCGCTCTCTGATAACGATCTCCTCTTCTCCTCCGGTTTCAAACATGGCGGAGTTGTATTGAATATTGAGAATACTGCGAACGAGATCATATTTATCGTAAAGGCAAAGGCATCCTTTTTCTGCGTCAAACTTATTTGAAAAGGCCCCGTTCTTCACAAACAGGTGTGCTGTTGTGATACCGGATTCTTCCAGTGCAGGAAGAACCTTCTCAGTGACAAACTGATCCACCGCTTTTTGACTCTCCGGGATGTTTTCCATGTAGAACACTCCACGGTCAGTCAGGTCATCCGGAATCTGAATAATGCAGGATTTTGGTACTGGAAGTCCGCAGTCTTTGACCTTCGGATACCAGTAAGAAAAATTATTGAGTGATGCATCCCTTGAAAACGGGAGTAAGTCCTTATATCTATCCATCTTTAACCCCAAATAAGTTTCGATTTTGTGTCCACGCACTCCTGAAGTATTGCTTTGAGGCGTTCCCAGTCATGGTCAGCATAGGCAGCATAGCCATATACCAGATTGTCGGTGTAGTCTCCAATTGCTTTCAGGATGTTCTTGCAAGCACCATAGTTGACGCTCCCGTCGCTGTCAGGCTGAAGGCAAAAGTCTACAATTTTGATGTCGGCCCTTTTCTCGGTTATAAGTTGAAGAGTCCTGCGATCAAACGCCTCAAAGAATGCTGTTCTCTGTCCACGGGTGTCCAAAAACGGGGCATCGTCAATTGTTTTGTAATGGTCCCACCACTCTCCGCCGTACAGTTCTGCAATCTTGCTGCGCCAGCGGTTGAACCCTCCATAACCCATATCAAGACTTCTTCCAGTTTTCTTGCATTGAACGGTTACTCCCATTTTCCACTCCTTCAATATGGCAGGCTTGGAACTACACGGTTTTCAAACTTTTTATAGGCATCCAGATACCACTCGCATTTATCCCCGTTATAGGTCATCTCATAATACATACCGTCGTTCAAAGTGCTTGCAAGCAGGTATTTCCAGTTTTGAAGCGTCTTGCACTTCCAGACGGTATAAACACTGAAGTCAGGAGTTCCGTCACTCTTGTCAAGGTGCTCTAAGATGTAGTTTCTTACAATCGCCAGTACTTCTCCGTCCATATTCTATCCTTTCTCTGCTGATTCAACTGCGTCGATCAGCGTGTGCAGCGCCTCAAGAACGCGAAGGTGATCCTCGCCTTTAAGCCGAGATCCGCTTGTGGCAATACGCATTTCCCCATCTCCGAAGATGCGCATGCAGACGTCTCCGTCATCAGTCAAGACCATAGTCAAGACGGTTTTTGGACTATAATCACTTCTCAGTCGCGCTACCTTTGCCATTGCATCTCCTCCGATTTTTCAACGTCGATCGCTAAGTTACTTTTGCCAAGGATATTTCTCGGCCATCTTCCCGTTTTTGATCTTACAATAGCACTTGTCGTCTGCCATGACATACTTGCCATTGTTTTCGATGTTGATGTCGCAGCTTGGATTTTTTCCATAAATGCTATGGTCGCAATCTCTGCAATAATTATCTCTGTCTAATTCTGTCATACTTTAGTCTCCTTTAAGTTTCGAATGAGCCGTTGTAGCAGATTGCAGCATGTCGAAGTTCATCATAATCATTGGGAATCTCTCCTGAAAGCACTCCGTCAAGCAGAAAGCGCAGCGTATCTCCAACCTTTTTTCCTTCCGGGACTCCGAGTTTGATGATGTCTGTTCCGTTAATATTGAGGTCTTTGATGGTGAAACACTGTTTCTCTTCGAGGACCTTATCAAGAATGCTGGAAATCTGCCTTACAATCTCATAGCTTTTTTCTTGCATGTCCGGATGGTGTCCGGCAATATCAGCGTTTCTGACTTCAATCAAGCGCTCGAACTGCTCTTGGCCGATTTTATTCAGCCATTTCTTGACGAACTTTTCTGTAGGAATGAATTCTATGTCGTGGTATAGTACCAACTGCACAATATCGTTCTTGGATCTTTTATCAAACCGAAGACTGTCTAAAACCTTCTCGGAAATCGACGCGCTGACCGGTCCGTGGCCCTTGAAGTGTCTGCCAGTCTCGTCTTCCGTATAGCACTCTGGCTTCCCGATATCATGCAGGAGCAATGCCATATTTACAACAGTATCATTTCCACTATATGCGCTGACAACCTTTGCAATGTGGCCGTAAACTGTAAAGCAATGATATGGATTGTTTTGTACAAATCCGCAGCAAGGTCGAAGTTCCGGGATGATCTGGCACACGACATCGCTATACGCCATCAGGACTTCATAAGATGCTTTGCCGGAAAGGAGTTTGCATAGTTCCTCTCGGATTCTTTCTCTCGCCACATATTGAAGAGATCTGGCGTTCCTATGAACGGAACGCGCTGTTGAATCGTCTATGACAAATCCATATACAGACGAAAACCGGAGAGCCCGGAGAACGCGAAGGGCGTCTTCTTCAAATCGATGGTCCGGATACCCCACGCAGCGAATGAGTCTGTGATCAAGATCCTCTCTGCCGCCGAACGGGTCCACAAGGCCGTCCACGTTGTTATAAGCCATCGCATTGACGGTAAAATCTCTGCGCGACAGGTCCTCCTGAAGGCTGGTCGTAAAATGGACCTCATCCGGATGACGGTGATCTGTATAGGTTCCGTCCGTCCGGTAGGTTGTCACCTCATACTGCCCATCGTCCAAAGCGATTGTGACTGTTCCGTGTTTGAGCCCGGTTTCAATCACTCTGGAACGCGGAGAGTAGATTGCCTTGACCTCTTCCGGCCTTGCGCTCGTACATATATCCCAGTCTTTCGGTTCGAGGCCGAGGAGGCTGTCTCTGACACAGCCCCCAACAACATAAGCCTCATAGCCATAGGCACGCAGCACGTTAAGGATCTTCCTGGCTCCATGCGGTATCTGAATTGTTTTGTTCTCCATGTTCATCACGATCCTCTACCCAGCTTTTGAAGTACCGGATTTTCTCTTCCAAACAGTCTGTTGTACCATCAAATCGAATAGCGCGGTCATCCACATAGCAGACCGCAGGCGGTTTTTCCGCTTCCACGCCATATACGGCAATCCCGTTCTTGAACAGCCAATCAGCTACGGCGGACCTTCCTGCGCTTGTTCGGCACCTCGTAGAACACACGATAACCTTGAAGTCTTTATTGAGGTTATCTATCACATCTGCGATTCCCGGGACCGGAGGGTCCGGGATGTCCCATTCTGTTGTGTACGGGTGCTGGTAGCTATGGATCACGCCATCAAAGTCGAAAACAACGGTCTTCTTTTCCGGTTTGTCATAGTCGATCTCGTTCAAAGAAACAAACCCCTGAGGGTGGATACACGCTTTGCGTTCGTCCATGCAGCCAGTATCTTTTTTCTCACATGTCTGGCACGCCCCATTTCTGGTGTACTTCGCACACGCATCGCCTAAAAACGGGACGATGTAGGAACCGAACGGAGACTTTTTGTTCAAGCAGATATGAAATGGCGGTCGTCCGTCTTTCTCTGTTCCTGCAATCGGCACGCAGTAGTCGCAAGTCCCGCACACCACGCAATCTTTGCTCATTGCTTTTCTTTATATGTCATTGTCAGGGTTCTCTGGTCTCGTGCGGCGCGTCCATGAAGGCACGCTTCAGCGCGGTGTTGCTGCCGAAGACCTTCTTACCGAGAGCGGCGCAGAAGGCGACGTAATCGTCAGGGATCTCGCTCTCACCGCACTTGACCGCTGTGGAGCTCCCGTCGCTCCAGAAGACGACGGTCACGCGGCCCACCTTCAGGACCTTGCTGGGATGGAGCAAATTGCGCATGATGTGGCCGTTTATGTCGGAGATCTGCCGGACGATGGTCTTCATTGTCGGCATTGGGCGTGGTTTGAGCTGTGCCAGGGGCTTTGCCTCGGACGCTGCCGGAATCATGGATGTGTTGCTCATTTTGTACCTCCTGTGTTTATTCAGAATCCTTTGCGGAATCTTCTGTATTCAGTGACAGCATGTAGTTCCCGTTATCACTCAGAACTGTGGTCGGGAGTTTTCCATCCCACTGCTTAATCCAGTAGTAGTCCGTCAGTTCGCCGGTCAGGGACTCGGAAATGCGCTTGTTCATTTCCGCTTCCTTCTCGCCCGCATAAAGTGCGGCTTCCGCCTGTACCTTCACAACTTCGAGGTCGGCATTGGCCGAGATGATCGCCTTATCGGCGTCGGCTTGGGCCGCAATTTTTGCCCGCTCAGCCGTAGCACGCTCTTCCATCGTTTTCTGTTCCTGCTCAGTCTGGGCAGTCAGTTTGTTCTGAGCCGCAACCTGCTTTGCTTCCACGGCATTCGTGAAAGCGTCCGTGAAGTCGATGTCCTCAATGGCAATGGAGACGATTGTAATGCCGTATCGTTTGAGATCCTTGGACATCGCTTCTGCAATCTGGTCCGACAGGCTGTCTCGCTTGGCAATCAGGTTTTCAGCGGAGTACGCAGCAAAAACAGCCTTCGTGTTTTCCTGAATACGCGGGAACATCACATTGTCGTAGTAATTGGTACCAACCGTCCTGTAAAGCTCCTGCGCCGTCTCCTGATCAATGCAGTAGTTTACGGACATAGCCACGTCTACCTGCTGGATATCGCTCGAAAATGCGGACGTGGATAACTGCACTTTCTGCGTCCGGTTATCCATTTTCACAATCTGCTGCCACGGCGCAATAAAGTTGAAGCCGGAACTGATCGTCCTGTCTTCTACGCGGCCAAAGGTCGTCAAAATTCCAGTATATCCGGTCGGCACAATCGCAATGCAGCTCAGTGTCAAGAGCACTGCTGAAATGATAATGGCTGCAAGGAGAGGCCACGGCGTGAATTTCTTATCGCCGTACTTCATAGCAGGAACAACAAAGCACAGGACAATTCCTGCAATGATAAGGGCAACCGACAATACGATAGCGAACATGTTCTGTTCCTCCTGATAATTATAATAATGTAGGCTCTCAAAGGGCCTCAGCGTCTTCAAAAGTTTGCAGGATCTTTGGGAACTGGATTGCGATAAAATCAATCATCGTCTCATCGTGTCCAAACTCCTGATGATGGAAGTTCTCGGCAAGGCCGGATTCAAACAGATACGCATGGATAATCTCATGACGTATACATTTCTTGAGATAAGATTCCCAGTCTTCCAGTTCTGAGTCTTCTGGCGGATAGCCCAACACGACAATCTTTCGTGTGGTCTTGTCCGTATATCCATCAGCATTTTTCAGGTACTTATCGTCCTGCTCATGGACAAACTTCAAAGTCCACTTCTCACCAAGGATAGTTAATATGAACTCTTTGTTTTCTTGCATTAGATACCTCTATCACCGTCTTTTTGTGATACGATGGCGAATCATTCTTCCACTGATATCTCTCCCGGCACTTGTAGAAACGTCTTCGTCATCATCGAAATCAAGCATCTCCAGTTCTTTTCGGAGAGAATCAAGATCCCATTCCACAACCTTTGCAATCATTGGGTCCAGCGGTTGTGTTCGTAACGAGCGTCCCTGTTCATCGGTAAACGTTTTTCCCGCCACGTTCAGAGTGCCGTTTGCACGGAACCCTGAATTTTCTCTGTAGGAAGCGCGTTCAACGTAGACTGTACCGCAGTATTCACATTTGTCTCCTGAAAGCGGAGCACCGCAGTTGATACAGTTGGTCATTTTCCTGTGCTGCCGAAGCCTCCGTCGCCTCTTTCGGTCTCACTGAGCTCATTCACAATCTGCACAGCCGGAGTGATGCACGGCAGAATCACCATCTGCGTGATTTTCTGGCCTGCTTCAATCATGATTCCCTCTTTGCCGTGGTTATACATCACGACACCAATGCTGCCCCTGTAATCGGAATCTACTACTCCTCTGGTCGTGATTCCATCCTTCATCAGACCGCTTTTTGACGCTAAAAGACCGACATAACCAACCGGGATCTCACAGTGGACTCCTGTATCGACAAACTCTTGGTGACCTGGATGCAGCCAGAAGTTTCTTGTCGATTTGAAGTCCAGTCCGGCGTCTGTCGGATGTGCGCGGACCGGCTCATAGGCTCCTTCGTCCAGCATCACCTTCAGAACATGCCTGCTGTCGTTCTCAATTTCAATGTGGTCGGTAGCAAGAAGCGTAGCTTCCTTGGTCGTGTCTGCGCTTCCTGCGTATTTTGAGTCGACGTATACGTAATAGCGCTCAGCATCTTCTTTCCAGTCGATTGACACAGTGTGTCCGTCTATTACCTTTGTAATCATGAACTTCATCTCCAAAGGAGTAATCGCGATTCAAAATCAGGGCCACTCGCCCAGCGGTGCTCCGATTCTTTCTCCGTTGAACAGATTGTTGTCTGCCGTATCGGTGCAGAAGAACACGCCGTCCGGGTCGCCGAAAACATCCTTTGCGACGTCTTGGAAAAGCGTGGAATGAATACCGAAGTAGTCACCGAGGTCGTCGGTGTAATACTGGACAACCGCCTTCTTGAAAACGACGTATGTGATCGGGTTCGACATGATCCCGGAAATCGTTCTGATGAACGACAGGGCGGTGTTCCCTTCAAGAGCCGCTTCGAACATGTTTCCTTTCACGTCGACGAAATGGTCGTTTGCGGGGATAACGTTGATTTTCAGCGTAGTCCTGCCAAACTTTTTGGCAGGCGGCAGGAGGGTGTCAAGTGCAAGGGCCTTTTCCCCATCATCCACGTAAAGCTTGACTGTCAGGTTGTCTTCGTCGAAGACGACGCGGACTTCCGGGTCTCCTTGAAACATTGCTTCGATCTCGCGGTAAAAGATGATCCACGGTGCAGAGAGTTTCAGCTTTGCCATTTTTTATTCTCCTTTTTCATTTATTGCCAGCAGTGTAGTGCATGAACAACCTTTCACAGGCTTCGACGCACTCCTGACAAGCTTCTCGATATTTCTTCGCGTAGTAAGAATCTCCGCATTCGCTCTGTACGCTTGCGTAGTAGTCTTTTCGATGAAGGGCAGCACGCATGGCTGTCTCCAGAATCTTTTCCTTATTCATTGTTGTTTCGATGCGCTATCACTCTCCTTCTATAACATCAAGAGCTCGAAGCTCTAAAACGAGCCTAATATCACTGCACCTTGTGTATGGATAGATATAAAAATCTAAGCTCGTTGTCGTAGGATAGGCGAGATAATTCTTTATCTCCCCGTGTCGCTTTATTCGTACAACGGTCCGTCCTTTTTGAAGAGCGTCAAGGTCGATGTCAAGCACATTTTCTGCGTTCCGCTTTGGCAAATCTGGTGCCGGAGGCGGCTCCCTTGTTACGGGAGGCGCAAAACCGTTTCCGCCGGTATTGCTATGCGGTTTCTGTCTGTTTTCTGTTCCAATGGGCATCCCGCACGCTATGCACGCACTCTTACCGGTTGGGATATACGCGCCACAGTTTTTGCAGATACATGGTCCTGTTTTTACCGTGCCTATTATTTCTTCCTGTTTGGCTTTCCCTTTCTTCTTTTCGAAACATCCGCATCCGGCTATTTTATAGTTGTTGACCGTGCTTCGAAACGCACTGCTGTCCGAGCACAGACAGAGGCCGTGCATAGAATCATAAGAAGCGCATTTCCCGCAGAGATATTTTTTCGGTGAGCTCATGCGGCTCATAATAAACGAATCTCCTTCCGGAAGTCATTCGGATCTTCGCGATACATTGCGGTTTATGGAAGCAATCAGGGTCGTCTCCAACAGTTTCTCTTCTCTTCTTTTAATGTACATTCTGTTTCGCCGAACGCACCCCTTTCTGTACCGCAGCGAAAAAGCGTCTCAAGCGGTACCGCAGTCCAAATTTCCACTTACCATTCAAAAGTTGTTCTATTTCCTCTTCAGAAAGCGGCTCCAAGAAGTAACCAATCAGATTCCCGTCTTTGTCATACATTATCTTCATCTGACTCGTATCCCCATTTTCCAGTCGTGCGGGTCCATACGATATACCGGAACATCCGGATACTTTTTCTGTATTTCTTTGAACGGAAGGTACATATCCGCAGACCACCAGCGAGCTTTTCCCTGCCACTCCGGTTTGCGGAAATCATCGTCGTCAAAAACGTTATTTTCTCCTAACCGGCCACATATTTTGCAGTGCGTGCTCCAGCTATATCCGTCGATATGGTTATTGACCGAGTTCACACGCATCAGTATCGTTCGCTCATACTCGTGCTTATGATCAGACCGCTTTTCCGACTTTGACTTTTGATTTTTCCGCTTGCGATACTTCCCTATCTCATCCATCCGTCTTTTCCTCCCAGCACTCGCATACTCTTTCGTCAGGATACAACGGCGTGCCTCCTCTTCACTCGCTGTCACCGTTAAAGAAGACGCCAAACCAGTCATAATACCATTTGCAGGTTTTGCAGCAGCGCTCAGCCTTCTCCATCGTCCTCGTCTACGTCTTCGTCCATGCTTTCGTCTTCGTTGCACCACCGGACGCCGAAATTATCTTCCTCGTAATCAAGGAACCGCCAATCGAACTGGCCCAAGACTTCTCCGTCTTCGTCTGGGAGTCTGCGGAAATCGGAATATGCCTTTTCGATATTTTGCTTCTCTGGATGATTCCCATACCGGTAGGTCATGACCGTATAGGTGTATCGCTCTTCCGAAAGTAACTGTGGAAAGTTTTCTTTAACCCATCCTATCGGCGCTGTAATGCACCAATTCTGCGACATGTCGATATTGCCAGCAAGAACGCACAGCTTGTTTTCCTTGCACCACTCATCCTTGTTGAATCGGTATTCATGGACCCATGACGCAATCGGTTCGCAAGGAGGATAATCTCTCCCTGTAAACCAGTTATTCAACTCGAAATAAACGATTTCTTCCATGTTATTTCTTCTCCATCATCTGTTTTCTCGCCATGCGGAGAAAGTGTTGCGCAAGACACTTGGCGCAGACACCTTCTTTGGAAAACTCCTTGTCGCACATGAATCCGGGATAGTGAGTGCATGCGCCGGACTGTTCGAGCCACCGGCAGGCTTCGTCAAGCGCAATCCGTTCTTTCGTTTTCTTCATGCGGCAATCTCCTTGCAGTACGCCCAGCTTTGCGGTGCTCGAACAAGTCCGAATTCTTTCAGCGCCTTCGGAGTGTCGTATACGACAAGCTTTTCGATACTCCATGCGTGTACACCGCAGTACATTGTTCCGTCGATCACTTTTGGATTTTCGTATTTCTTGATCTGCTCTTTTGTCAGGCAGGAACGTTGCAGCATTTCATATTCTGAAATATTGCTTCCGAAATCCCAGAACGCAGTGTAGTCATAGATCCTGTTGCAAATGAATTCTCCGACGACATGGCCCTTCTTTTCCCACCATTTTTCAGAGTTCCAAAGGGCAACGTCACCGCGCAGGGCATCTTTGAAGAACTCGTTGCTTCCTGAAAGCGTACAGTAGATGTAGCATTTGAACGGATCGTATATCTTCGGTCTTGTTTTCCGAACCTCGATGGTCTTTTCGCCGAGAAGAATCTTCCGGCACCACTCTGGCCGGATGCTGAGGATCACAGCCTTCTTTTCTTCTTTAGGTTCGGTCATAGAAACTCAGTTTCCGGCAGGACTTGGTCGTTGTCAGTGATGTCTACAAACATGTCCTCTGTCACCTTTACTCGCATTTCTACCGGCTTTCCGGTGAAAGGATTGAACGAGCTGCATCGTTTATCACACACGAGATCATCTCCGTCAAATCTCCAGATGTTTCCGCCTTCCTTGTAGGTCAGAGCCCGGTTGCATGTGCAAAGCTTCGCCCGCCTGCCAATCCAGTTCGGTTTGATTTCTGCGCTCTCCGGATACGCCCGAATATAAGCGTCATACTTGTCCGGAAACTGTACGGATAATTGATGCAGGAAATTCGGAACCGTAGTTGTGGCGTACTTTTCAATACGCCCTCCCATCAGAGAATTCGGCCTGAATTTGACGATTTTATGGATGTTGTCCGGAGTCAGAACTTCACGCGGAACCGCAGTTGGATATCCGTCACTGAATCCGGGATCTTTCACACGGAACTGTTCGTCTTTCCACTCAATGTTCACATAGTGAACAGACAGCAGTGCTTCTTCTCCAACCTTCGATATCAGAGCATAATTCGGATATTGCAATTTGTGATACTCTGGATTGCTTTTTGCTGCATTCCAAACGCGGTCGTAGCTTTTTGACCGGTTTATTCCACCGTCCACGCACTGCACATGTCCTTTTTTGCAGGATCGTCCAAACGGAACGGTTACATTGAAGCACTGTCCGCTTTTGTATAAAGAACATTCCTGAGCGCAGTTACACGAAATATACTCCGCTCTTAGCCTGCTGTTTCTTGTCCCCTGCCCGTATAGGGCAACATTAATTACCTGCTCCATCCCCATCTCCTTCCTTCAGCGTGTGTTGCCGTCCTCTGGTCTTCCCAGAGGACGGCAACATATACAATTACTCTTCGAGAAGCTTCTGAAGCTCTTCGGTCGAAAGTCCGGCCAGAGCCTCGTCCTGACGCTTGGCAAGAAGCTCCTTGATGCGCTCATTGCGCTCGTGCTTCTTGGCGGCTTCGCGCCGCTCCTGAATTTCAAGCTGCTTCGCATTGTAGATGTACTTCACGATATCGATCTTGTTTGTCAGAACTACATCCGCCTTCGTCTGCTTGCTGCTCAGAAGAGACTCCTCATCAGAGCTCTTCTTCTCCTTGTTCAGCGCCTTGAAAACGCTGTCAAGCTGATTGACGTCAAGATCCCACAGATCCTCCACGCCGATCATTCCCTTGAACGGGAACCGGTATTTCTCTTTTGTTGCAAGTTCAAAATTCGCTGCCATAGTCGTTCTCCTTTTCTTATTTTTTAATCTGCCGGATAAATCTTTTTCGGTGGAGCCATGTAACCATCGCGGACCAGAATCTCTCCATTTTGGAAATACATAGATGTCTTGAACGGAAAATTGAGCTCTTCAATACCGGCTTCTTCCGCAGCATCGCGAAGAAACAGACCGGGACCATAATCACAATGAAGCCCGCCAAATCCCAGCAAACTCCAATTTTCATCATCCAAAAGATGCGAAATCAGAGATTCTTTGAACTGCTCGATCTGCTCTTTTGTCGGTGCTTCCATGCACATATCGGCAAGAAACATGCTCATTACTCCGGTGCTGCTCCGGTCTCCGTTGTCGTGGTGGTGACGTCCGTCTATCTTGGACGCCCACCACTCAGCAGCAACGGTAGCCTCTTCTCTGGTGAGTTGAAAATTTTCCATGGATTTCAGAACTTAATCTTCATCAGGCGTTCCGTGGAACCCTTGACCTTGACGATCAGTTCGTTCCTCAGTGTGGAACTGAACCCGAGTCCGGAAAGCTGATCATCCGTGGCTTCTACGGCCATCCTGCTTCCAAGTGCTTCAAAGACGCGCTTGTGTTCTGCAAGTTCCTGCTTCAGGAACTCGTTATAGAATCCGTTCGGCTGTTCCGGGTTTACGCAGCCTTTCAGCATGAACATGTAGTGCTTGTTTCCAATGCCTTTCTGCTCATCCCAGTAGTTCGGGCTGTACATGATCACGGTGACCGGAACAAATTCCATAGACTTGACGCCCCAAATCTCGCGGGAAGCTGTCGTGGACGGAAGGTGCTCTTTGATGGTGAATTTCCCATCCGCGCCAAGCGTGACCGTCGCGACCTTGACCTCCTCGCCCTGGCGGAGCTCTTTGTCGTAGTCATAACGGAAGATCTGACCGTCCATCTCAATCTCGGCCCGGAAGCCGTCTCGCCCGCCTCGATTTGAATACTGGTGTACGAAAAATCTGTATTCGCCGGGAATCATGTGACTCTTTGTGGCGTAGGCGATGTTTTCCACGGCGGGCACGCCGAGCACCGGATGAATGATATCTACATCAAGGAAGCCGCCAGTATTTGTAGAACGTTTGTTACCGAAGAAGATCTCGTGGCCGTTCGGCTCAATGCAGTGGGCATCAAGGTCGTTCTGACTGTGAGGAATCCTTCCGTCGTTCCACTGAATCGAGAACCGGAGATCCGCAATCACGTTTCCGCCAGCATTCTTGACGTTCTGCTTGATGTCGCTGTCAGCAATATTGCCGGAGTAGGCCCAGCTAAACGGGTTGTCCCATTTGAACATGGACGGAGCAAACGGATCGGATGACGTGATCAGTGAGCACATGTTCTTTTCGTGCTTGTTCTCCACGTAAGCCTCGACCGAGACTGCGTCCGGAAGCACGTCCGAGATGAACTGCTCAATCCCGATTTCCTGTACACGGTCAAACTTCTTCGGCGAGGACTTCGCCTCTGACATCATATCGTCGAACACGTTTCCGCCCTTGATTCGCTTGGACGCGTCGCGGTTGGAAAACAGGATGTTATTCACCGTGATGTCGTCCAGCTTTGCGTACCTGCGGCGCAGAGAATCCATGTATCCGAGCTCTTGCACGGTTTTCTGCGCCTCTTCCAGCATCTTCTTGGTGAAGATAGCCTTCGGGCGTTTGTAGTTTGCGGGTGCTACAATCGCTTCGTACCGCCGAACAGCCTCATTCAGCTCCATTCCTTCGGAAATATCAGTCAGAAGCGTTCCGATGGAATGATTGCGGATGCGGCTCATAACAGGGCCGACACTCGGCGCGATTCTCCACACATAGAGCTCTCTCTGCTCTTCCGGAATCTTCTCATAATCGGTCTTCATCTTCCGGAGGTCCGTGATCTGCTTCTCCCACTCTGCGCCCTTATAGAGCGTATTGGACCGGATCAGCTCAAGGACGGTGTCGATGGAGTCCATTGTGATTTCTCTGAGAGCACGACCGAAAACCTCTGCGGCGCTCCGTCTCCTCGAGCGTTCTGAGTCGATGGTATCTCTCCCGCGATACTGCCACTCCTTCGGAACTTCGAGATAGAAGTGCTCCCACGTAGTGACAAGCTCGTAGTCCTGATCGTACTCCCGGCTTTTCTCGGTGCCGATGCTGTACTCGTTGGTGATAAACTCCTGAGTGATCTTGGAGCTCTTCACAAGAGCATCCACCGCGTCAAGCACCACCTGATATCCGTCATCAGGAACAGCGAATCCCCAGATGGTGTGAAGTTTCTGCTCTTCGTCGATAAAGACGATTCCGCCGATGCGCTTGATGAAGTGGCGGCAGCAAGAGCAATCGTGCTCGCGTCTTACACGGAAGATCGGATTTTTCTCTTCCGGAAAGCTTTCAAGGTAGGTGTTCCAGAGCGTGTCCGGGTCGACATCCGTCTGATACGCAACCTTGTACTTGTTGACCATGTCCGCGAATCTCTCGCGTACCATGATCTGCAGGTCATGAAACTGCATTGTTTTCTCCTTTCTGTTTTGTCGTTCCTCTATCGTATTTATTATTTATAGCAGGCTGTTTATCACATTCCATTTACCACTGCTTCTGTATCGCAAACCAACTTACGTCTGGCAATAACTCCAAGTAATGGCCGCGCTTCGTGGCACCTGCTATTATTTCACTTCAGCATCTCAGCCCGCAGGCTGTCTTTGATATAAAAGTCCATGCCGAGATCCGTGCAAAGCTTTTCGACGTCCTGCCCGAACTTTTTCCAGTCAATGTCAGATGGATGATAATTGAGCTTGCCGATCTTGGCTTTGTCAATGAAGTTGTGATACACGCGGATCACATTCATGACGTCGTCCGGGCACAAGACTGGCTCGAACGATACCCACGTCTTGATTCCTTCGTGCTTTGCGTCTACCAACTGCCACAGTCTCCCCTCTGGCGGCAGTGCTCCCGGCTCCGCAGATTCGGCCAATCGTCCCATGCATGAGACTGTCACGCCAAACCAGTCATTCTCATTCAAAAGCGGAAGCGCGGCTCTTCCGTCGCCTTTTGTGAGAATCTGGACATGGTTCCCGTACTCTTTCAGCAGACGGATGATTTCCAGCGTTGGTGTATTGTCTGCGCGGCGGGGAAATGGATCACAGGAAAAACACAGGTGGATCAGTTTTCCTGTAATGTGTTCATTTTCGATCTGACGTTTTGTGGCCTCCACAATCCCTTCGCGGACTCTGACCGGACCCCAGAACTGTTCCTTCGCTTTGTGAAGAACGCTCGGAGCAAAGCAATAATAGCAGGCGTTGTCGCAGTTCTGATAAATGTTGATTGCGAGATCCCCGTATTCTTTCGCCGCTCCCTTTGGCTCATAGATCGGTTTCATCGTTCACTCCTTTGTATTTGTTCTATAAGCTCCTTCCACTTTGGCAATGGAATTTCAAACTCGGTCATCAATCGAATCTTCGTTCCCATTGCCGCTGCCTCTCGCCGTCTCATTTCCTCTACTCTATGCGCTTCAATCTCGCCTTCCGAGTATCGGACAGTGACTTGGACATCACGCTCGCCGATCCAATGCTCGACATATTGATCATCCGTTCCGGTCGTTCCGTAACGAATATATCTTCCAGGCGGCGCATACGGGTCTTTTTCATCCACAAACTCAATAGCAAAGCAATCGTAGTACAGTTGCATGCTTTCTGCTGCGGCACGCAGGCCATCAGTCATCATCTTTCTGCTTTCCACTTTCACGATATTCCAGATCCCCCGGGTGATTCAGAAGCACAATGATCAGAAACCACAGCAAGGGCCACTTATCGAAGTACATGGCAGCGTTCACGATTCCGGCTATGAGCGCGACATTCACAACGGCATAGCAGAAATAAACGAATCGGAAAAAAGTCATTTCTTGTCCTCAAACGGGAACTCAATGCCCCGGCTCTCATAGATTTTTCGGATTTCAGGGACCTGCATTGCTTTGGCGTTCCGGAACCCGTTGATTTTCAGCACAGGCGGAACACCAGCCTTCTCAATAAGCCTCTCCAAAGCGTTCCACTTCCGGTTTTGCTCATCAATCACACTGATAGCCGCGTTCAGGAACTTGATCTTCCGCTGTTCAACGATCTGATTGAGCTCGTACTGGAAGTTCACGTAAATCGCGTTGGTGACAGCCATCAGCTTTTGATTGTCATTCTCGCATTCCTTGATAGGCCCGATGAATTTGTCGAAGTAGTCTTTTGCCTTCATACATTCTCCTTCTGGAAGTCCATCCACATCCGGCTCGTCTGGATTCCGGAGTTGTTCTGGTACTTTCCACTTTTGTACTGCATGCCAGCATTACCTTCCACAGTGTGAAAGTAGATTTGGCAGATCTCCACGTTCGGGTAGATGATAACGGGCTGCACGCAGGATATTTCAAGCGTCCAGAAGCCGTCAAAGCCGATGTCTCCAAACCCTGCCGTCACATGGATATAGACACCAAGCCGTCCGACAGACGATCTCCCTTCCAACATCGGCACATACTTGTCGGTGAAAGTCCTTTCAACCGTTCGTCCCAGATAAAGCGTTCCCGGGAACAAAGTCAGTCCGCTCTCCGGAATCTCAATTGTCCGGGCCGGATTGTCTTTCTTCATATCCAGCATAGTGTCTTTGTAGACCATCAGTTGGTTATGAAGGCGCAGGTTGTAGCTGTTCGGATTCAGACGCGACTCGTCGAAATCGTCAATCTGGATTCCTCCGGCTTCCTTTACTTGCCACTGAATTTCGCGACCTGTTAAAATCATTGTTATCTACCCCAAACGTTTCGGACCTTAATGCCACGTCCGATTCCTTTTTGAACCTTCGACGCCCAGTCCATTCGATTGCTCACAATAAAATCTTGGGCATTGTCGTATTGTCTTGCACGCTCCGCATCCGCCCTGTATCCTGATAGCCATTCTTTATAATCGCCGCACTTCGCGTGACATCCTACCTTACGTCTATCGCAGCCATTACAAGGCGGCTGCTTGTACTGCGTAAATCTCATCCGGCTGCATCTCCGTTTAGCTTTTGTTGAATGCTTCATAGCATCTTCGGATCAAAAGAAATAGCTGATCCCAGCGTTTCAATTATACCGTATTTACAGCCGTTTGTCAATGTTTTTGGCAACTTTTAAGACTTTTTATTTGCCCTTTAATTTAGGTATGTGTTATCAACGCCCAGAAGAGTATTCATGTCAAACGGTGTAAGTAAACCTCTTTTGTGCATTGCATCCTGAAAAGCGGCATAAGTAATAGCTTCACGTTCTCTTTTAGATGGCGGTTTTGGCTTCGGTGGAATTTCTCCATTTTTAGCAGCAATCGCAGTCGGGTTATATTTATGCTGGCCCATCATAATCCTCCTCATTCAGAATAATGCCACCAGGATACTTTTTATCAAACCGTTGAGCCCGGTATATGCGGTCGTCATTGGAGGCCTCGCTATATTCTTCCCTCTCCGGACGGGACCGTCAGCAGTCCGGCAAATACGTGCATCAGGCCACTTGCTTTTTCGGCTTCTGACATGAATTGTGATGCTTTGCCCGACTCTCCTTGCTTCTCTGCGTTTTTCGCTTTTCTTGTTTGCTGATCCGAGTAGGAACGCAGAGCGCGGATCACGACTTCTTTTTCAGAGAATGTCATTTTTCCTTGTCTCTGTCTGTGTCTTCCTCATGAAAGTCATCCGGAAGAAGATTGCTCAGGCCAGCCATTGCCGTCAACCCGTCATCGTTGTACACCCGAATCTCGGACCACGCACACGGAATAAGGTTTCCGACAGTCAGCATTGCCCGCGTCATGTCATTGTCTTTGTACGTCGTGAGAATCGTCCAAAGCGCCGTGTCATAGTTGACTTCCTTCCACTCGTCCTCGCCCTTCACTCGCTTAAAGTACTTCATGCTGCGTCCTCCTTTTCACCAATCACCTACCGCAGAAGCGGAGATGTTATAGCACCCGTTCGCCTTCATCTGCTTGATATAATCCTGAAGTTCAAACCAATCACCAGTAAAAGTCTCCATGATGTTGCGTTCGGTGTCGTACTCGTTATCGTAATCATAGATGATTTCGTACATTGAGAGCCCTCCCTTACGCTTCCTTAGTCCAGTAGTTTCCGATGCATCCTTCCGTGCTGTCCCAAGTGTCCCAGACCTTCCCGTCAACAACGGCAACCTCATGGTTTCCACCAATGTTGCAGAAGATCCTTGGCGAAATAACGATTCCGTTTTCTGGAACACCTTTTTGCAGGACCCTGCAAAACTCTTTTCCTGTGTACTTCTTTCCGTTTGGTTTGCGCGGCTGCTTTTGTTTCTTCCATCCGAGAGCGTCCATCAGGATATCGATTCCCTGATTCGTACACTGATCATACCCGGTTTCCATCTGGATGAGAGCCAGTGCAAGAACGACTTTGTTGTACTCCACGCCGGTTGCTGTCGAAATTGCCCTGATTCGGCAATCTCCCGTAATCCTGTTCTTCGGATTGGCGTTGTAGAAGTGAAATGTCTTCGTGTCCGGATACTTCTGTTGTCTTGTCACAGTGTCCTCCTTCCTGCACAATCAGGCGCAGCACAGTTCGTCCAGAGCCTTATCTATCTCAGCCATAGCCTTTGCGTTGGCTTCCAGTTCTTCTCTCGTCGGCTGCTTCTCCGGCTTCTTGCCATACTCGATCCGGCACCTTGTGAGTTCGGTCTGTTTCACACCGCAATACTCCTTGTGTTCCTTGACCGTGCCGGTGATTTTCAGAACCGGAAGTTCCTGATCCACCCAGTTTCCGGTCTTCCAAGTGAACACATTGCCGGACTCATCCACGAACTTGTACACCGTCGTAACTCCGAACTGCGTTTCCCAGCTTGTCAGAGCCACAACCTCGGTCGGCTTGAAACTGACGCGCTTTCCGACCTCACCGACGTGCTTGCTCAGTTCTCCGGCCTCTCTTTCCTTCCGCTCACGCTCGCGGCGTTCTGCCTCACGCTCAATATCCCTGTTGTGGGCCGGGAACGCGGACGCCAGAAGGCCGAAGTTTCTCGCGCTGCTGTATTCCAGAGACAGCGCAACCTTCATGTTGTGGAAGTAATTGTCGTCCCTCTCGTTGTTGATGATCCAGTCGATGACCTCACCAGCCAGAGCAACGCTCTCCGGATTCTCCGGATTGAAGCCCTTGCCCTTTGCCTCTTCCCTCTCTTCCAGCGCTTCCTCAGCATACTTCCCGCGAAGCATGTTGTGGTCAACATCGTAGTACGTCTGAGCTCGATCAGCCGTGCTGTACAGGCTGTCAGTCTTGGCATACCCAAAGACGCGGATGGTCTCGGCGAAGTAGGTCATCAGTTCTTTGGTCTCGTAGTACTTTTTGCCGAACCCGTAGTACCCGCCAAGCCCGGTTGCCTCTTTGATCTCTTTGAAGAAGCTCTCAAAGTACGCTGCATTGTCAGCGCTCAGCCCACCGGTGAAGTCCTTCAGGCAGGACTTTCCAACCTGTTTGAACTCTCCGGTCTCTTCCTCGAAGACCACGAAGCTGTATTTCCTGTCGCGGTTGGTCTTGCAGTGCTCGCACCACGGTCCGCAGTCATAGAAGCGTTTCGGAATCTCAATTCCGGGCACCGCATCAATGATGTTTCCCTGCTTCGTGTATTCCAGAGTCGCGGCGAATCGCCATCCGTTGATCGCGGCAGTTCCCTCAGCCTCCACATCAATGAACTTCACAACCTGCTTGTAGCGCTTTGTGGTGCCGGTGAATTCATCGACGTAGGAGAAGGTCACTTCGTCGAAGTGCTCCCCCATCCGCTCGTACTTGAACTCGCAGCCGTACTTCTCGCACTTGTTCCGGATCTTCGTGATCTTCTTCTCCAGAGACTCGATGTTCCATTCCGGGATCGAATACCGCATCATAACACCTCCTCTCATCAGGGCCGTCAAGTGCCCCTCAGCATCTATAGTATACCAAATAGCACTTATAAATGCAATTGACTTTATGTACAAATATTTGACCATGTTTTCGTGCAATTTGACATTTAAGACAAAAAGAAAAAGCCCGCCCTGCTTTGGTTTGCAGGACGGGCTGTGTTGCTGATGTTCAGATCTTCATTTCAAAGACTTTGCCGCATTTATTGCACATGAACTTGATTTTCTTCTTGCCGCTGAATCCGGATGCGGCACCGGCCAGCAGGCCAACCGGACCAAGAGCGACAGCGCCGACCGCGCCGCCAACGATTCCTTTACCGGCTTTGTACTTGTTCTTTTCGGTCAACGGGGTGCAGTCTGTGCTTCTGCATCCGAGGGCCGGACATCTGACTTTTGCCATATACGTCTTCTCCTCTCCACTGTTTGTTGGATGATCTGTTGTATAGTATACCATATTATTCCGCTAAGTGAAAGAGGAAATTCCAAAAAAAGAAAGGCCCGCCCCGACACAGGCCGGGACGGGCGGTCCGCCAGACCTTGTACAGCCTGGCGGTGCAAAACCGGAGTGGAGGTAAGACTCCGGATGTTGCCTGATTGATTTTGTGCTGCGTCAGAGCATCAGGCTTCTGTTGGTTCTTGCTCCTCGGGCTTTACGTCCTCTTTCGCCTTCGCTTCTTCGTCAACACGCTTGGCATATTTCAGGGCGTATTCTTTCATTGTATCAAAAACCTCCTGCGCCATTTCCTGCAGTCGGCTTTCTGTGAAGATGCTTTTCAGAGGAATAGGGATCAGAGCAAAGAGCTGTGATACCACATAGGCCATTTTCTCCGGACCAACAAGACCGGAATTCTCGATGTCAGCAATGAACTGACTGGCTGCTTCAAACACGCTGCCTTTGGTCTTGAAATAGAGTCTGAGACCGTACAAAGCGGCGCAAAGGACGATCAGGACGATGTTGAGAATGACAGATTTATCCATTGTATGTTTCTCCTTTCCCTATCGGGTTTTCATATTGTTTGATCAGTCGTCGTAGTATTCGCGTTCCCGAAGAACCGCGTCAACGACAGACTCGGCATCATAGCCGTAAATCTTTTTGAGCTTGATCATGTTTTCTGCTTTTGCCTTGATGGAATAAGTGGTGTACACGATTGCCACCACCGCGTCGACGCTGCCGACAATATACATCAGCGGCGACAGGTCCAGCGTTATTGCCATCATCACCATGCCGTAGATGTTTACCGACACCCACATCACGATTGCAATGACCGCAATTTTTTTGGAAAACTCTTTCTTGGGGTGCTCTACCGTCGTGGACGGTTTTTTCTCGTGCTTGCCCATATCAGATCGCCTCGATATCTGATTCATCTACCCAGCCGTAGACATTGGAGCCTCCTCCGGCCACTCTGACGAGGTGGAAAGGATGCTTCACGCCTTTTCCACTGTAGATCTGTGTGATTTTTGCCTTTCCGGCATTGGCCTTGCTGCCAATCTCAGATTTCGCAGTCAAATACTGAAGCCCGCCCTTGAAGTTGACGACGTCGCCTTTTCCAACTGTCTTCTTTGTTTCAGGTGCCTTTGAGTTCAGAGCTTCGAGCGCTTTTTCAATCGCGGCCCTCGTGTTCTTACCGACAATGCCGTCCCACTCCGCCTTGTTGTCCGGGAACGCATCTTTCTGGAATTCGATCACGGCGGCTCTTGTGTCTTCTCCAAAGTCGCCGTCCGCACCCCACGTTCCGACGCTGTAGCCAAGCTTGATGAGGTTGTCCTGAAGTTCCTTGACTTTTTCTCCCTTAGAACCTTTGCGGAGATTTGTAGACACCACCGCGCTGGTTTCGCTCTGGCCTGCGGAATACGTTGCAGCACCGGGTGTGGATGAAGATCCGCCTCCCGGATACCGCAGGACGCAGCTCCACGGGTAGTTCCAATAAGACTGGACCCGGATCTCATTCCCGGACTGATCGCCAGTCATGGAATTGCCTTCGTCGGTCCTCGCATGGACTACCCTGCCGTTGCCGACATAGATTGCCGCGTGGCTGGAATCATTCAGAAGAACGTCGCCGCGAATCATTCCAGCGCCGGTTGCAAGGTTGCAGGACGCTGTCACATCCTGAAATCCGCACCTTTGAAACGCGGAACGCATGTTCCCTGTATAAGACGCACCGTTTGTGCGGACCGGGATTCCGGCGTTCTGGACGACCTGAATAACGAGTGAACTACAGTCATAGTCAGGACCCCACCTGCTGTTCTGGCTGTATCCATGGCTGTTGTCTGCCGCGATACTTTCTGCCTCCCGGGTGTATTGCTCAACCTTGGACATACCACCACCGCCTTTGCTTGATGAGTTTGCAGTTTCGCTTGCTGCCGTCGCTTCAAGCTGATCCACCTTTGCATACCAGCTATTCGCCATTTTTCGCCTGTTTGAGTAGTCCTTATATGCAGGATTCTCCCAGACTTCGAGAAGTTTGTCGGTGCACGCGATGAGATCGGTGCTTGTGCAGATCAGTTTCCAGATACCGGCAAAGTCTTCCTTGAACTCTTTGATCAGGAATTCGACCTGCATTTTCTCATTTGCAATAGACCGTCCGGTGCTCTTGGCATATCTGTAGAATTTTTCTTTCCTCGGTCCATAAGTCCACTGCGCCGCGCCAAATCCGAGGTCCCGCGTCATGAAAAGCGAATAGTCCCCGGCGTCAACTCTACGCACGAACTCATCATCGGAGATCCCGAGGCGGCTGTTGAAACTGTCTTGCAGGTTGTTGGCTCGAAACGCGCTTTCGGCCTGCACATTTCCGAGCACAGCACAGGCCCCCTCTTTTGTGACACCGGCTTTTCGCAATTGCTGATAGATATATTCCGCGAATGTCACAGCAAATCACTCCTTTTTTATCAACTCATTTCTGAAATACCGCGTTTTTTCACATAAACGAAGAATGAGTTCAACTTTTCTGGTCGAAAAAGTTAAACTCATCCTTCACACGCTACAGATCCATATCGTCCATCGGCATGCCAAGTTCCTCCGCCACTCTTTCATTTTCAAGGACGGTTTCATAGTTTTCTACCGCACTGGAAATTGTAGGTCCAACTGATATGATCTGATTGGTTTTCGCATCCTTGACGGTCCAGAACGAAACATTGTCTTGGACGACCTTCTCAGCATAGATTCCGTTCAAGGCCGATCCTTCTCTTCTTCATTGCTCAGGAAGCTTCGTTCCTCTCGGCACTTGTCATAGAGACGCCTGATGTCCTTGATCGCGGATGTTATCACTCCATTCTTGATTTTGTTCTCTTCAATATACAGTTCGTACTCGTCACAAAGGGAAATGATAAACTCGAACTGCTCTTTGGTGTGTTTCCGCTTGTTCAGGCATGCATTTGAGAAATCAAGGATATCCCGGCGCTTCTCCTGAAGCGCTTTGTCCTCTGACTCTTTAATGTGAGAATTCAGTTCATTTTGAAGTCTGTCAACCTTTGACTCCACGGATTCGATCTTCTTCATCGATTCGGAGACCTTCTTGTCAATCTTGTCATTGATTTTGCCCCCGATCCAGAGAAACAATGCGCTCCACGGGCTCCACTTGATTTTTGGGATAATCTCAATACCGATTGACATTGCAAACGCAAGGATTCCCCAGAAAGTCGTGTAGCTCAATCCGATCTTTTGGAGGAAATCAGCAAAAGTCACGCAGATCACCTCCTGCATTCAGATGACGACCATAATTGCCCATTGGACCATACCTCGTGCTTTCATAAAATAATAAGCCGCAGGCGCGGCTTGGGATGATGCTATGGCTCAGACGCGGTTTCGACGGCGCTTGCCGCACTCTGTGCGGTTGTAAAGCAGGTACCGGACCCCTGCTGCTTGAAGCTGCTGTTGGTGTCGCACGTCACCTGATCGTAACGGATCGTTTTGTTCCAGTTCGGGACTTCTGGATAAGTGAAGGTGTTCACCTTCGTTCCTGCGTAGAATCCTTCATCATAGCCCTGCTGAAATGCATCGGATATCAGCTTTTCCAGCTTTTCCGGCGTAAGGTCAAGGTTTCCGTCTTTTTTGATGTAGATGATCATTGGTTTCATTCGAATCACCTACACAGCGAGAACCCACTTGCACTGTTCCGCGCTGTATCGAAACATCATGCAGGTATCCGTTTCATAGTACGTCTGTCCGTCTTGCGCGGATTGCGGTCTGTCCTTGTGCGGTCCGTACATATTTCCTGTCGAATCGCAACGAAATTGATTCATCAACACAATCGCTTACCTCCGAAAATGATTGTTTCTGTCGTTCCATAAAAAAGTGACGACAGCTAAAATAAGAATCGCTCCAAATGTGTATTCCGGCATAGGCTGATCATCTCCTCTGCCATCACCGATTTTCAAGAAGCCAGTTCACCCACGAGTCAAGATCATCTGATGTCATGGCATTTTCCCCTTATACTTAAAGACGGCCCAGTAGTTTTCGGTGCCTCTGGCATTGGCGCAGCAGACGCAGATGATATCCGTCGCTGACCGAGGATAAATACCTTGACCGTCTAAGGTATATCCGTTTCTGTGGACGTCTACCCTTGCAACCTGATTACAGACATACCGTTCTTTCGTTCCGTCCGGTTTGACCATGAACGCCACATAGTCCGGACGGACCTTCCCGATTTTCCATGCTCCGCTGCTTGCGTGATACTTGGAGTCTGCATGGTCCGCGATGATTTTGCCGCAGCCATAGGGGAACATGCTCGCGGCCTCCTCTTTGTCGACCACCTTCTGTGCGCTTGCACCGCCGCCTGTTTTGTAGACAGGCATCATGATGTTCAAGTCCGGAATCTGCCAGACTCCGTAGGCACCTTCCGGAACTTCACATTTCCTCGGCATCGCAAATGCGGTTAGGTCCATATTGTTTCCTCCTTTTCAGTCAGAGAAATCTTTGGGTTCTGTATAAAAAAGACACGGTGGAAAAACCACCGCGTCTTTTCCTCTTTACTTCTGTTCTTGAGATTATGCAGCAAGCATCTGATAGTGACTTTTCACATTAATTGCCTGTACGCAGATGTATCTCATTGTCGTATCAATTTTGGCGTGTCCGAGTATATACGCAATTTCCTGCACAGGCATTCCCTTTGTAGCAAGATTTGTTGCCAGTGTCCTTCTGAATCTGTGCGGATGGATATTTTGCACATGTGAGACCCGTTCAAGTCGCTTCAGCATCACTCGGATACCGCCCGGTGTAATTCTGCCTCCGCCTTTTCCGATAAACAGAGCCGGGTTATCGTCCGCTCGTGTTGACAGATACTTTTTCAGCACATCGCAAGCCACGTCATCCAAATACACAGTTCTTTCTTTACTGCCCTTACCAAAAACCACAAGTTCTTTATCCTGAAAGTTTATGTCTTTCCAGTTTGTTTGCGTCGCCTCCGAGATTCGGCATCCGGTCGACATCAAGAAGAGGACTACCGCCTTGTCCCGCAGATTCTTGCAGTTCTCTTTGATGAGCTCTATTTCCACTGTAGAATACGGATGCTTTTTCGTGTCCGGGACCTTGACTACACCGATGTTCGCACACGGATTTTTCCGAATCAAACCTTCCCGCCAGAGCCACCCATACATTGAGCTAAACACCGTCTGATATCCGCGAACCGTTTTTTCGGAAATTCCACGGTCTAACTCGCTTGTGTAATAAGAGCGAATCGTGTTTACTGTGGTATCCGATATCGGAACCTTTGTCGCCTCCAAAAACCGCGTAACGATGTACCTGTAATGTTCCAATGTTGACGCGGATCTTCCTTCCACTCGCTTTGCCTGTAAAAACGCCTGCAGCAGCTCATCACTCGATAGGTCGCCGTTCTCTTCGCGGAATGTCATTGTCATATCAACCGCCGATAACGTGCTCCATATCGTCCCCATCACATTTTCCAGTTGCCTTACCGTCAAAACCTCTTCCAATTCCTGCCTTACCATGTTCGCAAATCTCTCTTTGCAATCCAGTGACATTTAGGTATCCTCCTTTCATGTTCTCGCCTCAATTATACACTAATATTTGTACATATCAAGACTTCAGTTTTGAGAGAACATGTGATATAATGGAGATATACCTTCGCCTCATTTTTTGTCTCTGGCTGCGTTGCTGCTCACGGCATTGCTGTCCGCATTCTGTGCGGAATCTCCGCGCTTCGCGTACTTATAAACATACAGTCACGGCTTATATTTTCGCCGCGAAGAAGGCTCCAACAAGTCCAAAAAACATGGACCCGTTGGAGCTTACTTCAAAAATTTTTAGGTTTTTAAGTAGGCCTGTCAATTTTCGAGGCCTGAAAACCCCAGTATTTACGGGCATTTTCAGCCCATGCACGAAAACCCATTTAAGTGACTAAGCGTTTTTGCCGTTGTCAATCAATCGCATCATGTTATCACGTTCCCCGGCGGTCGTTTTTTGCCACTTCTTCTTGAGGAACGGCAAACATGTCGGAACGAATGCCGCATCGCTTGCGGCTTCTTCAGAAAGTCCAGACTCTATGAGCTGAATTTTCCACAATGCGCTTGCGATCAGCATTGCATTACCATATCCTATCTGATCACATAGATTCTTAACGGCTTCGACTTCCTGATTAATCATACCGCTTACCGTTGTGCCAATACAGGCGGCGGCGTGGGAGACTGTTCCAAACGATTCTGAGAAAGATGGTAAATCTACTCCACGGAGTAACTCCTTCTTTGATTAGCTCGATATAGGTTCGGAGTTTGCTTTCCTCCCATTCCGTACATACGCCACTGGAATACCCAACAGACGTTCCTCTGTCATGCCCTGACTTTCCAAGTGGGCAAGAATACCAGTGCTTGCAACATCTACAATCCATTTTGATTATCTCCTGTCCTCAAAGATAAGCCAGTGCAGAAACATTCCGAATCCGATGCATGTTGCAATCCTCGCAAAAACATCAACAACTTCCCAGTTGATCATAGCGTCCTCCTTGACAGTCATGGTATTATTGATCTGAGGTGATGCCCTATGACTGAGAAAGAAACTCAGCGAGGCCGCCCCCGTTTTGGATCGGCAAAGGAAGCCGGAGAGAAGTTCGTCAAGTTCAGCTGCACTCTTCCTCCTGATGTCTATGCAAGGCTCGACAAGTATTGCACAGACGAAGAACGTTCCAAAGCGTGGGCATTAAGTAAGGCCATCATCCCGTGGTTGGAGGAGCGAGGCTATTAAGTCTCGCCCCTTCTTCATTTTATCATGCCCGGTGTTCCGGGTCAATAATTGGGTTCCTGAATCACCTAATTAGGCCCGTTAAATGAAGTCGCTAAATCAGTTATGCTCAATAGTTACGTTCAAAAACGTATTAGTATTGTCATACCCAACAGCGATATATCCAAGTCCACTTATAGCATCGTTGATGGCATTCATGATGCACGCTATGTCTTCTTGATTTATGTCTTCTTGATTCATGTCTTCGTCCTCCGTTAAGTGACTAGAGTCTTACCTTTCATGACCGGGTGTTTCCTGTTCTTGCAAATACATATTCGCCAAAAGACAAGATGGTATTCGTATATGCCGTCCTTCGTGATTCTGATCATTTTTCGCTCTCCTTTAAATCACTTTCTCATATTCATAAAGATGCCCCACAATAGATATATTTGCAGAGCTTGCAGGATGAAAAAGGCTATTGCTTGTTCTTCTGTCATAAGCCGTTCCATTTTAGTGACAAACGATTATGCCTCTTAAGCCGGTTCAGGAGTCGGTTCGGGCGTTGGCTGAACCTCATGCTCAAACTTCTCAGAATCGATGAAGAAGCCCTCATCCGTGTACATCATGACGGTGTGCATGGGAACCTGAGAGACAGCCGCACCGGCGAGAAGCTGGTGATACTTCGCTCTTGCGGCCTGCTGGGCTTTGTCCTGAGTGTCATAGTTTGCGCTGTCATACGCATAGGTCGGAGTGGCGGTAGCACCACCGTGGAAGCTCTGGATTTCAGTTACAAGATACTTCATTGTTTTATCCTCCTATCAGGTATTGAGTTGATTGAGTGCATCTGCAAGGCTTACCACATTGCAGTTAGTGCCTGGAATAATCGTTGCTCCCTGTGCGATTGCGGCAGTGCTGAAATACAAGGTGTTGCCGATCATGAAGAAGGTGTTCGCGGCAATGTTGGCATTTGCCGTCATATCATCCTCTGTCGGCTGGGTGAGCTTCTCGATGAACAGCTTGGTGTCAGCGGGATAAGTTACCTCTACGTCTCCGGTATCGCACCAGACGTTGTTTGTGCCGAGGAAGGTGTAGAGCTGGCCGATGTTGTCGAAATGGTAGGTTTGATAGTTCTCTTCCGTTAATGGCAAAGTGAAATAACAAGGGTTATTCGCAAGCCACGCTTTTACAGCGGCATCAACTTCTGCGGAAGAACTTTCAGTTGTAATGCCCAATGCATTATTACTGAAAGCTAAGTGCAACTGATCATAGTTATTAATAGTCCAACACCAAACATTATTTTCTGCCGCAGAACCCCAAACACTTCTACTTTTCACTTGGAACAAATTACTTTTTAGAAAAGGCATGTATCCTTCTTCGGAAATAGATGCTGGGTTATTAATAGGAGTCCTAGGTAATATAGTGAAATATCTGCTAACAGTATTTGCATTTACGGCATATCCCCCCTGTGGAGTTTCACTACCATTAAGTGCTTTAAGTTGATAACGACTTATTACATCCGCAGACCCATCCTCATTGAGCGTGACCGTGCCACCGTAGATTGTCCCAGCTTCGTCTTCCCAGTTGACGGAGATTTGGTTGCCGGTGTAGGGGTGGTAGGTGGTGTCTGTTGCTGGGTAGTTGATGCTGATGTCGTTGTTATATGCAGTTACAGCCGGTGCTGTGAAGGTGCCGAAATCAATAAAATAGCAGTTATTAGGGGTTGTAAAAGCAAATACGTTCCCAAGACTCACGGCTGATATGAAGTTACGGTTTAAATCCCTGTACACAACGCGCGCACTATTTACATATCTCGAGTCCATATATAAATAATACCGTGTGTTTGGCTTAACACTAATTGGATTTACATTCGCAATACAATTATCAACTCTTGAATACTCGCCCGTAGATGTATAATATCCAATTCTCCACTCTTCATCCCACACATTCACACCCGTCTGCTCAATCTCCGCCCCAGTCCATCCGCTGATCGGGCAGATGTTGGAGTAGGGGGAGTAGGTGGTTACTGTTGATGGGTAGTTGATAGCGATGTTGTTGTTGTATGTTGTGCCGTATGAAGTAGCCATAACGAACAGCAAATAACGGGTGGTGCTTTGCGTTGTAAATACTTCGGTCTTTGTAAAATCGTTTGCCACCTGCGTCCTTAACAGGAAATGTTTGCTCTCATCATACTCAAACACTCTGAAAACATTTGTACAATACGTTGTGTTAGGTTCGACCTGAATATAGTTCTTGCTCCTTATAAGAGTTGTAGCAGTTACCTTATTACCGTTGGCATCAATATTTCCATCTTCCCACTCTTCATCCCATCTGTTAGCTCCGCCACCCGCAGGCCACGGATTGCTATACCCGTGCAAATCCTGCACAGGCTCGATCTGCGCCACCAGCTTCTTGATAGGCATTGAATCCGCACCGTCGGAAAAGCTGGCGATTGCTCCGGAGGCTGTCTCCAAGATCACAGGAGCTTTGGTGTCAAGTCCGGTGGTGGAGTCGGTGACGGTGTCCTCTAAGTCACTTAATTGGCGACTTAACTCAGCAACCGCTTCTCCCGTGGCTTCTGCGTCAGCAGGAATTCCGGCCATTGCAAGCGTCGTGTCAGTATTCATTCCTGCGGAATTATATACACCGCCAGACACCCAAGCGCTGCCGTCGTAGTAGTACCAATTGCCCGCTGTATAACCCGATTCGCTGCCGGTATACACATACACTCTGTCAGTGTTTGTCATGCTCGCAGCAGTGTTCGCAACGAACGGAGAACCCACCACTTTTTGAAGACGGCTGACTTGCTCTGCAAGAGCATCTTCTGCAGCAGTCGCTCTGCTTACCTCAATTGCGAGCTCACCGGCAGTTGCTTTTTCGGTTTCCTGCTCACCGAGAACTGGAATCTCAACGAATGTACCGGTTCCGTCTTTTACATTGAGCTTGTTTCTTTTGAACTCCAATGCCATAGATTAACCACCGCCCTCTACTGAATTATCGGGCTTATCCGTATCTTCTATGTCATCCAGAACAACCGTGTACGAATAAGCATTTGTGATAATACTCTTGCTGTCCACCTTGTACTTCTCAGCAAGGATCTTGCGAATGTCTTCTTTTTCCAATACCAAAGCTTTCTTCATGTCAAGTACAACCTCAGCTTTCGGTAGTCTCTGGGCCGAATTCCTCGCCTGTTATCTCAAAGAATTCCGCCGCTGTGATTCCGGTTCTCGGCACACCGACAAGGCTTCTGACCTTGTCAACGCTCCAAAGCTGCCGGTCAAAATTTCTCTTGATCATAAGATAGTTTTTGCTGTGAAGTGCCACCGGTTACACCTCCAAATCAATACCGGACATTGCCGCTATATATTCGATATCTGCCTGAAGCTCTTTCAGGGTCTTCTCTTTCGGTGCCTGCCAGTCAGACACATAACCAAACCACGCGTCAAACGCTTCTCCGATCTCATCAATTGCCGGAGCGTCATCCGCATCGCAGGTCATATATGCCTCTTCGCATTCCCAGTAGTTTCCGCCCTCAGAGCCTTCACCTTCGCCGGTCTTTTCTACATGACCGGTTCTGAGATAGATGTGCGCAGTTCCATCAAAGATATTTACTTCAACATCTTTCTGCTTCTCAGCAGATACACTTATGCAGCGCATTCCATTTCCCTCCTTGCTTCTGCACCTGTCAGTATAGCTGATTTCTTCTGCATTGCCCGGACGTTGACTGTTCGTCTCTTTCCGGTTTTCGGAATAAAATGTACCGTCCTCAGCTTCATAATCCTTGCCGCTTTGAAGAAGCCGTAATAAGACGCTACGCGAGTTTGAATCTTGATTGAGTTATCACCTTCTGCAGACCGCACGAAAGCTCTGCGGGCCCGTATGAACACTCTGGGACGTATTCTCAGTTTGCCGTTATACTTGATCACATACCCCATCATATCAATGCCGCAGTCCACATGACGCTTGACATGCCATTCTGGTTTGATGTCCAGTCCAAAACTTTTCTTCATATAGGCGATCAGTTTTCTTACCGCCATGACGAGATTTCTTCGGTCATTGCTGCACAGCAATATGTCATCCATATAGAACAGAGCACAGGAAACCATATTAATTTTCTTACCCCGTCTTTCTTTTGAAAGCGACATCACATACCGATACGCATAACTCATAAAATAGTTGCATAAGAACTGTGACAGAAGACTTCCGATCACAAGACCTTCTCCGTGCATTGTCAAGAGAGAGTCCACAAGCCAAAGCATTTGACCGTTTTTCCCAATATCTCTTTTAAGCCAGCGCATCGCAGTTTCGCGGCTCAGGCTTTGGAAGCACTTTCTCACATCCAACTTTACGAAGTATTTTGTCTTGCCCTCTTCTGTCCATCTCTGTATTGCCCTTGCGCCCTTTAGTTGACCCTTCCCTTTGATACTTGCATACTGGTGATACTCATACTTTGCTTTCCAAAGCTCAGTCATGCAGCCGACAGCAACATGTTCAATGATCTGCTGTATCACGCTCTCAATGCCTATAATTCTCGTTTTCTTGCTCAGGCCATCCGTGCGCACAGAAAACCGTATAGGCTCCAAATCCAATGACCGCTGCCTGATCCTCAAAGATATATCCAGCGCAATGTTTCTGACCGCCTTTTCCAGTTCCGGATAGTGCGCGATACCTTCATGCTTCTTTTTTCGAATCTCTTTCGGGCGCATGTCGCAGTATCTTGAAACAAAGTCAGAATAGTCTTTGCGGCCAAGCTTGGAATACAAAGCATCATAAATAAACGGTTCAATCGTAGAAACATCAGAGGGATCTACCTTTTTGCAGTACGTTTTCATGTTTAAGGTCTATCCCTCCAATGGCAAAGAATCTTTTTGAATCTCAGGGCCTTTCGGTTTTTCTACTAAGCCCGTGCATGACCTTATTCGTCATACACCCGGGGATCAGTTTCAAATCTCATAACTGCCCCCGGTGCCGGAACGACACATTTTCGCCGCAGCGTGGGAATAATTGTGCTTGAGGCATATCGCCTCTCATCAAATTCGTGTCAAAATCATTCTAAAAATCCGCCCGCCGATGTTCCAGTTCGCGTTCGTGAGGCCGTTGTTCCTGATTACCATACGTTTCCGCATGGAGTAGACTGTATCATCATCTCCACAAAAGAGATGCTTCTTGTCAGTCGTTCGGGCGTTCTATTTTCATAGTTGACGCCACGGGATTACCTTGTCTTTTTCAAGATTTAGGCTTCCCCCGTTATTCGAAGTTCAATCATATGTCGCCATATGAAGGGGCAATTTGCTTACCGTTACCGCACGACAACCCAGCATTCCCGACGCCGTTGTTCAGGTTGCCGAGGCGCAGCCACCGGGCACCAGCGGATGCACAATCCATCCCAATTTGTTATTGTTTTATAAGGGGACAAAGTCCCCTCTTCCAAGCGTCTTAGGCCGCTTGGAATTCACCCCTATTACCGGTTACAGAAAGCCGCCCGCCGATGCTCCAGTACGCGTACGCGAGGCCGCAGCCACCGAGACCGCACGACAACCCAGCATCCCCGACGCCGTAGTACAGGCGGCCGAGGCGCAGCCACTCATAGGTGCCGCTCGTATTGGCAAGCGTGTAAAAACCATCGCGTGGGCCACCGGAGGTGCTTCCGCCGTTATCTACTGGGAAGATCAGTTCTGGCAGGTCATTGTCTCCGTGCATCTGTTTCGGATACTGCCACGCAGCAGAGGCCGGTGTCGGAATGCCAAGACCGCAGCTCACATAATCGCTCGTCTTGCTCGTAGACAGTTTTGTGGCATCTCTGCATACCCAAGGCGTGCAGCAGTTCACTCCGTTGTTGGCACCGTAGATCAGCATGGTATCTCCCATCGCCTCGTAGCATCCGACCATGTATTCAATTCCTTGAAGCTTGACCGGGTACTTATCCGAGGCGGGATCGATACCGCCGTCATTGCCGAGGACGTCGTCCGTGCTGCCGGTATACCACTGCATGGTAGACAGCCACATTTCCGTTGTCGTATCAAACGTGGTGCCGCCATTGTCCACATAAACAGCGCCGTAAGAAGCCCCATCTACTTCGACTGTCCGGATTTCCGTGATTCTCACGCGGTCCAGAACGTTGCTCTGAGCACGTTTCGATGCTGCAAGGACAATCGTTGAACCGACAATCAGGTTCGCGGCCTGCGCGGTCGTGAGAAGGATTCTTTCCACTCCGGTTTCGGCAAGGGCAGGCTGGTACTCATAGTTGTAGTTATTGCAGCCGTGGAGAATACGGTCGGAATCGAGCTGACCATATTTGAGATAAAGCATCAGTTTGAGCCATGCGTCATCCGCGCTCGTTGCGCCGCAGTACCTTGTTCCCCACTGGGTCCGAACGCCGGAAAGCTGTGTGTTGTGGGACACATTCCAAACCTTTGTTTTGACGCCGGAACAGCAGGTCCAGTTCTCGCCAAAGTTGTACTTGCCATGCACAACCCAACTTCGGACCGAGTTGTCCGCAAGCTCTACCGCTTCACTCAACGGATGGAAGCCGCTCGCATTCTCTTCATCGGTGTAGTCCCATCCATAGGTCTCGCCGTTGTTGACGAACCGCACCCATCCAGCCATTTGCAGAACGCCGACAATCTTTTCCGGATTGTTCCGCTCGAACACGCCGCCGACGCCATCAATGCCGGTAATGTGCGGCTTTCCGGTATCATCCAGATATACATTGCAGTCAACACAGGCAAACAGTGGAAGGTTCTTGTAATCGTCCGTATTCGCCTGTTCTGTGGTAGACGGAACGCAGGTCAGTCCGGCATTGTCTCCGGTTTTTGTACCGTCTGAGTTCGCTGCCGCGCCGGAAGCAGGGACCGCAAATCTCACACCGCCTGTCCATCCGGTTCTTGTCGCTCTGTACCACTTATCGCAGATGGAGGTAAGATCCTGCATTGCATTGCAGCCGCTCAATTCAAAGTACTTCTTCATCTTGGCCTTGTAATCGGAATCCACAAACCAAGAAGCCGCCACATCTTCCAGAGTCGGAATCATGACGGTGTCTTCATCAGAATTCGTATTGACCCACAGCTTCGTAGTTGCAGCGGTCGGCTGAGTATCGGAAACGGCAATCAGATTGTTCTTGATATCGTTCTCTGCCGTTGTGGCTCTGGTATTTTCGGTATTGACAGCTCCGGTTATGACCTTGTTCTGCACCGGATTGGTGGAAGTCGTGGAAGTCGCGGAATCTACCGTGATCTTGTTAGCACCGGCCTCAATTCCTTCCAGCTTTGTCTTGTATGCGTCTGTGAAGTTGTTATCCGAGAGTCCGGCTCCACCGTCCGCATCCACTTTCGTTGCCAGTGCTGCAAATACTGCCGCGCTGGTAACAGGATTCGTGGAATTTTCGGTGATCGTAGCATCTACAATCGTCTTTGTAGCTTCCGAGGCAATTCCATCAAGCTTTTCTTTATAAGCATCGGTGAAATTATTGTCTGAGAGCCCAGCACCGCCGTCCGCGTCAACCTTCTTCGCAAGCTCCGCGTAGATTGCCGCACTCGTGACCGGATTGTTGGAGTTCTGAGTGATTGCAACATCAACGCTTACGTTGGTAGCGCCGTTCTGGATACCGGCAAGCTTTGTTTTCTCTTCAGAAGTGAAATTCTCATCGGAAAGCTGCTTCGATCCGCTTGAATTAACCTTCTTGGAAAGCTCTGTGTAGATAGCCTTACTCGATACCGGGTTATCGGAATTCTGCGAGATTGCGGAGTCAACCGTAACGTTTGTTGCTCCTGTTTCAATGGACGCAAGCTTCTCTTTCTCACCGTTCGTGAAGCTGTTCTGAGAGAGCTGCATCCCGGCAACCTTATCTACCTTTTCATCCAGAGCCGCCTTGACGACCTTATTCTGTACAGGATCAGTGGACGTATCACTGAGAGCGTTATCTACGTCGGTCAGAGGCTTGTTCTTAATGAACGCATCGCTCGTGCTGTCCGTCTCTGCCCAGTCAGCCTGCACATTGACTTCCGCGCCAGCCTCCACCCCGGCAAGCTTCATTTTTTCTTCCGTGGTGTAGTTGTTGTCCGTGTGCACATAATCCGCGTCCTGGACAAGATGTTCCGGTTTATTCAGAATTGCGGCGTCGCCGGAAACGGCGGTCCAGTCCGCCTGTACGTTGACTTCGGCACCGGCTTCAATGTTCTGAAGCTTCTGTCTCTGTGCGCTGGTGAAGTTCTCGTCTGTGTGTACGTAGTTGGCATCCTGTACAAGGTTTTCGGGCTTGTTCCGGATAAAGGCATCGGACTCGGTGTCAGTCTCGGTCCAGTCCCCCTGCACGTTCACCTGACCACCGGCCTCGATGTTTTCCAGTTTCTCCAGCAGCGCATCCGTCAGGTTGTTGTCTGTGTGGACGTAATTCTCGTCTTGGACCAGATTTCTCGGTTTGTTTCGGATGAAGGCGTCGCCGTAGGTCGCGTTCCAGTCGACGGTGACGTTCTTGTTCGCGCCTTCCTCAATCGCGGCCAGCTTTTCTTTTTCGGCATCGGTATAGTCGTTGCTGCTGAGTCCTTTACCGGCGACAACGTCAACCTTGTTTGCAAGTTCTTCGCCGGTCCGGTCCCTTGCGTCTTCCGCTGCCGCCTGCGCAGCTTCCGCAGCAGCCTGCGCGGTTTCTGCTGCATTTTTCGCCGTTTCGGCTGCTGCCTGAGAAGCCATAGCCTGCTGTCCGTAGGTACCGGCGTTTGCAATCATAGCCTCCCATTCTGCCTCAGTCCCCTCAAAACCGTGAGCTTTGGCAATGGCGTAGGCGCTGACATGACCGAGATTGGTTTTTACATCGACGAGACCGTCATGTTCCTCGATAGTAGGCATGAAAAATCAGATCTCCTTCCTCAAGAGTAAAGTTGATATCCGTAACATTGATGGTTTTCAGCATGATCAGGTCGCCGTTCTCATCAATGTAGAAGTTGACAAATCCCATCTCTGTCGCTACTTGCCGCGCCGCCTCAGCATAGTCCGCCGCTTGGTCCCTTGCATCATAGGCAGCGTCTCTCGCTTCTTCTGACGCATTTCTCGCGGCTACAGCGTGAAATTCCGAGGTTGCAGCAGTCTCTTGTGACTGCTGCGCGGCTTCCTCAGAAGACTTCGCGTTCGTTTCGGACAGCTTTGCATTGTCTTCCGACTCTTTCGCGTTGTCCTCAGAGACCTTGGCTGCATCCGCGTATTCCTTGGCTTTGGTTTCGGACTCTTTCGCGTTGTCCTCAGATACTTTGGCGTTGTCCTCAGACAGTTTCGCCGCGTCTTCCGAGGCTTTCGCATTGACCTCCGACTCAGCCGCCGCTTGGGCGTTTGCGGCTACCTGATCCGCATGGGCGGCAACCCTTTCTTCTGCACCAAGGATACTTTCTGCGGCCTCGATGGTTTCATCTCTCGCGGTCGTAACCTCCGCCGAAACTTGTGTGAGTGCTGCAAGGGTCTGTTCCGCAAAGTCTCTCTGGACAGGCGTAAATTCCTCTTCGACGCGTTCGGACTTGCGGTTGATCGGGATTTCGACATGGTATTCAACCGCACCGTCATTCGCTCCAACATGAAGATACAGCCATGCGTGGATCGAAGCGCCGGACAGAAAATACTCGTTCGGGATCTCCACCCCGTCCGGTCCGCCAATCTGAGGCTTGGCTTTCCCTTTGAACGGTTCGTTGGAGAACTGGACTTCATACACAGAAGGAAGGTCAAGGTCTCCGAACTTCAAAATCTGCCCCACGTCGTATTGCCAAAGCGGAGGATCTACAATCGCGTGTCTTTTGCCCGGTTTGAATGTGACGATCGTGACGTTACTTGCTACAGACAATCTCCTCTACCTCCTTCCGAGTTACTTTTCGTGCTCATAATAAAAAATCAGCCAGCGTACAAGTTCTTGTACAAGGCCGACTGATATTTCTTCGGGATCTCACTGCCGTATTCAATCGCTTGGATGTTCTTAATCCTCGTCAGGGACTTCACCCAAGCCTTCAGGCAGTTGTGATAGGTAAGGTGCCTGAGCTTGTGCTGGCTTCCGGCACCGATGACGGCAAGCATGTCCTGTTCTGAAAACTGTTTCAATTCTTCGCCGTCCGCATGATAATACAGGACTGTATCGCCCATCAGGATTTTTGCTTGAATCTCGTTCAAGTTCTGCTGATCCTGCAAGGTCAGAGAGAAGTGATGCTGCTCACCGTCCGAGAGTTCGATATCAAAACCGGTCGTGATTGCCTTATTGCAGGCAAACCCAAGCTCTTTGAGCTTGACAGACCGGACGTAGTCAACCGTCACATCTTCTGTCTTGGCTTCGTCCGGTTCTTCTGTGACTTCCTGCGGCTCTTCCACAGTCTTGATCTCCTCGCCGTTCTCCATCGCGGAAAGCAAAGCATCATATTCGTCCTTTTCAATCACCTGAACGTCTGCATTGGAATATTCATATTCCGTGGTGTTGAACGGGAGCATCCACCGGTCATGGTACAGGGTACCACCAATCATGATGCACTCCGCCTCTTCTGCCGGACACCCGATGGTCGTATTGTGCTTTTTCTGGTATTTTACGAGGTTTTCTGTTGTTCCGACTCCTATAAAGCCGTCTTCGGTCAGGACCTTGTAGTAAGTCATTTGTTTTTACCTCCGTTTAGAGTAAGGCGGACACCTTGTCGGTGCCCGCCCTTGTGCCGTTTAGATTGAGAAGCCGACAACAAACGGTTCACTTGTTGTCCCGCTCACGTAGGTCGTGCTGTTCATGCGATACCTGTAGTACCGATAGGCGTCATAGTTGGAGCTGCCGTTGTAGTAGTACGGAGATCTGGTCATCCAGTATTCGTACCCTTGCACCCACAGTCCGGGAGAGCCGTTGCTGTCATACGGGATTCTGCAATAGCTCTGGGTCGTAGACGTGCCGTTGTTGATCACTCTGCCGCCAAGCATACTATGCTTATTCACCGTGTCCTGAGACACAAAGTAATAAACATAATAGTAGGAATAAGAAGTGTCAATCCAGATATCGCCTTCTTTGACCTGCTCGCCGCTTCTCGTCGGGTCTGTGCTTTGTGAGAAGATTCTTCTTCCGGGAACATTGCTCTGTCTTGTTTCAAGCTGCGCTCCTGGGAGATAGACCTGCGCTTTCGCGAAATCGGAAGAGTAATAAGAGAGATACCCGGCTTCCTGTTCGGGGTCAAAGTATCCGCTTCCTATATCTCCATAGACTTCACGGATAGACAGAAGATACATGTAGTCGTCCGTATTGACCTGAAGGTTGGTGTAGCTGCCTGCCTTCGTTACAATCCGGACCTTTTGCAGGGCACTTTGCAGCGTCTTCGGAAGCGACTTCACGATTCTGTCATGGATGAATTGGCGAAGTGTCGCCGTTTCCCACGACTCCGATGTGGCCGACGTGTTGCTGAATGCTTTCATGTAGGGCATCGCGGATGCAAACACGAACTGTGCGTCTGCTCTGGTGATATTGCTTCCGGCGACAAACTGACGGTTGCTTCCGACATACACGCATTTCATGGTCTCGTGCGGCCAGTTGACAATCTGCTTGCACACATCGTCGCCAAGATCGCCGTACCAGACTTTTGCGTAGTGTATCCAGCCTTTTGCGAGGTTTCCTGTGATGTACCCAGCCTCGTTGTAAACAACTCCGCCGAATACCAAGCTCTGTGAATGGGTCGCTGCTTTGGGGCCGACAATCAGGTTCCTTGCGGTATCCGTGTCGTAGATATTATACGAAGAGCTTGACGTGCCGTTGAAGGAATAAACCATCAGGTTATTGGAGCCTTTGGTATATCTGAGAACAATAATGTTTCTCTGCCCGCAGAAGCCGCATCTCTGATGTGTGTTGCTGCCCCACGTGATTCTTGAGAAGGAGCTTGTTCTTGTGGATGTATTCAGGCTGAAATTGAGCATGAACCCGACGTTCGTATTCGTGTCGACGCAGGACGCCAAGGTTGCCCCGGCAATGTTGCCCAGTACGAATTCGTAGTCAATCGCGAGCGTGAAGGACGGGGAATTCGCATCGAACAGCTTAATGCCGGTGTCGTAGTAGTCCGTTCCGTCAAACCACCGGTTTTCAAGAAGCATCTGCTGCTTCACGTACCCCGGGTGATATGATCCGTCTGCGTAAGGATTCGGGTCTATAAATTCCGGATCATAGCCCTGCACGACATTGAAGTAGTCTCCAACCGTATACCTCGAACTCGCCAGACCGTTTCTGCGAATTGCGTATCTCTCCGCGTCTGTCATGTCCGCAAGCTCTTTTCCAACCGGAGGAATCGTTGCTTCATCGAACTGCGCATAAACGGACAGATTGCCTGTGACGCAGCCGGTACTCTTGTCCCAGTCTCTAAAGACGCGGTATGTGTGGCTGACGGTTTCTGCCGTGTTATCCGTGGGCGTCTCGCCGTCATAGATTGCCTCGTCTCCGTAAGTGACCTTCTTTGTCAGGAGAGGAAGGTCACCGACGTGGATATACCACGAAACCTCGTATTCACGAAGCTCCGTGCTGAATGCGGCAGTGACGTCCGTGCTGCTGTAAACGATCTGGTCCAGTCCGTCCCATCCGCTGTATGTGTAAACATACTGGGCGTCCGGTTCTCTTGTGGGGATTTCCGTGATGATTCCCGCGTCAATCGGGTTGGGCGGGTTGGAGCCGGTGTCTACGAGGGTCCTTGCCAGTTCGGTGCCGTCCCAGTTCCGATACGTTACAATCTGCTGAGGGATGATGTTGTCTTCGTTGTAGATCAGGTCGAGGTCGGTCCACTTGGTGCCGAACCGATCAATTTCAGACTGACGAATATACCCTGTGACTTCCCATGTACCGCTCAGTACCGACGTGCTCATTGCGTAAATCTTATTCAGCAGATCTGTGTTGTAGGACTGCCAGTTGATTCCGAGCACTCGGAGAATCTGGAGTGAGTTCTGGGCCGCATATACGATGGAAAGCGGGTCCATAGCACAGTATTCACTTACAAGAGTAACGAGGTTGTCGTACCCTGCCAGTTCAAGGTCGGTCAGGTAATTCAGGTTTCTCAGAGTCAGACCGGCGATTGTACTTGGGAGATGTGCGGTCTGAATCTTGCCGTTCGTTGCGAAGGTGACGCCGGACAAGGACGTTCCTTCTGCCAGAAGCGTTTTGAGGTCCGGGCAGTTGGAGAAGTTCACAGATCCGGTGAGGTTCGGGCAGTTGCGGATATCCAGCGTTTCCAGAGCAAGGGTCTGCGTATCCTGAGCGTTGCCGCCAGAAATTTGCAGCGCCGTGATGAAGTTGTTGGCGTATCCGGGAGTGTTGCTGCCGATCACAAGAGTCTTCATCCTCTTGGCCTGCGAGAAGTTGTTTGCTCTGATATAGCAGGCCGAAAGGTCATTCAGGGCCATGATGTTTTCAGCGCAGTAGATAAGGATCTGCGTATCGTCCATCGTGGTAAGCGTGGTGGTGAAGGTGTACTCCACACCGGCTTTGGCACGTACCGTCTGAGGCGAAGAGTTACCATAAGCCACGGACAGATACATGTCGGAGTACGGTACAATCCTGATGGTGTAATCCGGCTTAACCACAGCACTCTGAGGCGTGTTGCAGCGGAAGGAGATTGCCTGTGAGTCTGCGCACTGATTCATGCCGAAGTATTTGGTGCCGATGTAGATTTCCTGGTCGCGTTCAAACTGACGGCGCTGATAACGCTTGCGTCCGTTCATCATGTTCTGGAGGAAGTCTGCGGTCGCTCCCATGCCTGCAACAGGGTTGCCGACATAGTACGGTCTCAGATACTTTCTCTCAACGTCCAGACGCCAGAGCTCTTCCGGGAACTGCTCCTGCCATGCGTCGAACTCGTTGATCAGGGAGGTTGCGGACCAGCAGTTCAAGCTTTCACGGCTCTGATACATCGTTCTGAGCTGAGATCCCATCAGTCCGCGAATTCTGCGCCAGAAGACGCTGTCCGCAGCGTTGAAGATCCAGCCGGAGGACGGGTCGCCGTCTACCTTGTAGTCGATGTCTTCATGACCGTAGGTCATATTCAGTTCGCCGTTGTTGTCGATACCGAGGCCGGTGTCGTTGTCGTAGTCCCACAGGTCGAAACGGTAGCCGTCATTGATCGCCGCTGCCGCATCATCCACAATATAGATTTGGTTTCCGTCCGCATTGATGTTTGCGTCACCGAGCTCCGCAGCTTCTGCCGTGGTGATATACGTTTTGCCCCAGTGCCAGAAGGAGTTCTTTGCACGGTTATCAATCATCGTGTACCGTTCTGTGAACAGGTACCAGTACAGCGGTGATTCGGTGATAAACCAGTCTCCAAAATGCGTCACGAAATCTGTATCACTGGACGTGATGACAAACTCGTACATATTCCGGAAGACCTGTTTGAGTCTGGTCTGAAGTGCTTTGACTTCGCTGCCGGACATTGACTCTCCGTCTTTCGTACCGGACGCGTCATAACGGAACTCGAAGGAGGCGTCCCAACCGCTGATCTGGTCGTACTCGTTCTTGTCCACGTTATAACGGTACTCGTCAATATAGAGGGACCGATACTTCGGACTTACGTAATTGACCATGTAATAGGTCTTTCCGGAGTCGATGCTGGTGTCAGTGGTTTTTCTGTAGGTGTTTCCGCTTCTCTCGTAGAGGAGGCCCAGATTCTTGATATTCAGAAGCGTGGAGTCCGTGACTTCGGAATATCCATTGGTCGCGGTCCATTCGGCCATGGAGATCGGGTACCGAATGCTTCCGTCCGCGTTGTAGTATCCGGTATCGAAGGTGCTGTTCGGCAGGGTGTTGTCCGATACTTCAACTACAAACTCATTCTGGTCCGTGGGATCATTGACGCGGGTAAAGTCCGTTTTCTTGGAGTCGCCGATGTTGCCGAGCGCATAGAAATGCCAGTTGGTATCATCGAATTCTCTGTGAGTGGTGACGTCTGGATCGTTTTCCTGAAGGAAGATGACGCAGTTCACAAATTCCATGCTGTTTTTCAGCTTGGAGTTTCTTCTCTGCGCTGGGGTCTTGTACGGGATGTATTGGTTATATCTCTTCTGCAGAAGCGCGTTGTTCGCGTTTTCGGAGGAAGCGATGTTGACCTTGATGTTAAACCATGTATTCGGTTCCGAGGTCCGGGTCAGAGCGACTTTCGCGTCCTGCCCATAGTATTTGCTGCCATCGCCAAGCGTAAGCTCCGTGATATAGGTGCTGTCAAATGGAATTTTGCTTACCACTTGACTTTCTCCGTCAAAACCGCCGATGATATCGATGTTGCGTCCGGCAAGACCGTAACGGTTGGAGGTTGTTCCCTGTCCGGCGTGATACATATACCTCATGGTCCAGTTGTCAAGGACCTGATCGCCGTTCATGTGGAGGCACTGTACCGTTGTGTCTCTGACATAGTCTTTCTTGTCGTTCGTGAAATGCGGGCAGGAAATCTTGATGATTTTCAGGTCCGGGCACGCCGCAGCAACGGATTCCGGTGTGAGCGCATTGTTTTCGTTGTAGATCTGATTGCGTTCATACCGGCTGATCATGGTCTCGGAGTCTCTTGCGTCCGCAATGAAGTTGGACAGGATATTGCTGTCGGTCAGGGCGGAACTGTAGGACTTCATGCGGTAGATGTAAACGTCGCAGTCATCAGAACCGATGGTGATATTCACCGGGTTCAGCTGATACAGCAGGAAGTCTTCCGCGTTGGAGTACAGCAGAGGTCTCGCGGCCACGCCGTCTTCGTAGGTCATGATAAACGATGTCGCGCCGTCAGTCTCAAGGTCGATGGAATTGATGTTGTACTCGAATTCGATGATATCGTCTTCGCAGTAGTTGGTCACAAGAGAGCCGGTGGAGGTGTAGATCGTCGCCTCATGGGCCTGCATCTTGAAGCCGACCTTGTCATTGGCCGCGCCGGTCAGGCAGGTCAGGAAGGTCGCATCTTTATCACGGACGCTCGACACCTTAAAGATGATCTTGAACTCTTCGCCGTTCTGCTTCGGATCGGTTCCGAACAGATGGTGAGAGATATAGGCTCTTGTTCCGGACCGGACGCAGAAATACTGGTTTCCGTCGCTGTCCACCTGATATCCGCCGTTGTTCCAGTCGAAGTTGTCGGAGACCGTAAGTTTAACATCCGGGTTATTCGCATCGGTCCACAGCCTGTTTGAAGACGCGTTCGTGATTCCGACAGGGTTGAAGTCGAAGTCAAGGTTTGCGGTCACAGGCTGAATGTCATATCCAAGCTCCTGCACATTCACACGCAGCGTAACCGTAGTCGTGCGGCAGGTGATTGTCAGGATATGGGTTGCTACAACATCGGATTTGTAGGACCATGTGTTGGACGCCGTGCTGAGATGCAGTTCGCTTACCAGATTGCCGTCTACTCTAAGTTCCACGGTCGGGTTTGAAGTTCTGGGATCATAGACAACATAGGGAATATTGAAGGTGTTGTACTGCTTCACATTGGCAAGGCCATAATGGTCATACCGATAAATGCAGCCGATCACCGGATCGTCGCTGGCTTCGTCGTACCAGATGATATCTTTGAAGATGTGGTCGGTTTCGAGGTTTTCACCGTTGACTGTTGCTGTCATCCAGAATTCCAAAAGGTGTGCGCCGTGGGACTGCGCCGGGACGGAATAACTCTGAAGGATACCGGAAGCCGAGGTCGTCACGGAGGGAAGATCCCCGCCATCCAGCTTGAAATGAACTACCTTCGGGACAGAGCCGTAAGGCGTGTATGTGACGTTGACAGCCTTCCCGGTTGCGTTCGTGTATCTGTCGCTGAAGGCTGATTCAATACGGACGTCGACAACCTGCACAGTCCAAGACTTTGTGTTCATGGACCCGCCGTCGTCCGTGACGGTGAGGGTGAACTTTTGAGAACCTACCGTGCAGAAGTTGGTGACATTAAAACTATTGAGGCCCTGCACCATTGCGCCGGTCATAACAACAGCGTTGCCCATTTTGAGGACATACGATCCGTCTACCGTCTCATTGTCCGAGTCAACAGAAGAATAGTTGACCTGAAGAACGATTGTATCAGTCGGAATCACAGACAGAGGCGTCGGCGTAATGCGTTCGACCGTCATGATCGTTGTGCCGCTCGTTCCGCCACCGCCACCGGTTCCATGAGGAAGCGTGATGGTACTGACCGGGTTTTCCGTGTCTTCGTTCTCATACATCTCAATCAAGTACACGTCGCCGTTCTGGACAAGAGACATGGAATACTCATTGATATCCCCGCGCAGTTCGTCGATATCGGCATTTGCACTCTCGATTGCTCTGCCGAGGCCGTTCACGGCATCATTGATACCGCTGATATCCGTGGAGTGATTGGTGGTGATTTCAGACAGCTTGTTATCGATCTGTGTTCTTGAGTAGGCATCCGCACCGACAGCATAGAAGTCACCGAGCGTGTCGGACCACCGATAGTGCAGATAGATTTTCGGGTCTGTCGTCGCCACATAGTAGTCCGTGAACTCATCGCCGTCAGGATCGCCGTTCCCGTCCTCCGGAAGCGCAGACACTACCTTTACCATCGCGCCACCGATCATCTTCATGACGCCGTCGATCTTGCGGTACAGAAGAGCGCCGGTCCCCTGCTTCACGACATAGTTGACGTTCTCGTCGGCAGAAGCAGCCGAAGGAACGCTCGAAACAACCTGCGTGGAATCTTCCACCTTACCTTCCAGAGCACTCTGAAGGCTTTGCAGAGACGTATAGACGGCCTTTGCGGAAGGATACTGAGTGTCCGTCGATGCGGAAGTGATAGACGTAACCTTATTCGACAGCACTTCGTAATCGGCAAGGATCTCGTCGACCTCTGCTTTGGAGTACGCGTCGGACCCGATTGCATAGAACCGGCCCGGGACAGCCTCAGTGCCGTGCTCCGGGTCTGCGGCAATGGGATCAGCCCACCGATAATGCAGGTAGTTGTCGCCGGTCGGGTTCGGAATATAGTATTCCGTGAAGATATCGCCGGTAGACGGAAGGTTGTCTCCGACATAGGCCTTGGAACCGCTGATCAGGACCCATGCGCCCTCGATCTTCTTATACAGAAGGGCAAGGCCGCTCGTGTACAGGACGTAGTTTACCGTCTCAGACGCGTCTGCGATTGCAGGAAGTGCGGACACAACAACCGTTCTGACGTTGGAAACGCCAGTGCTGAGGGCGTCCAGATTGTCCTTGACGAGTTTTTCAGACGGATAGTGTGTATCATCCGGGGTAGCCTGAAAAACGGAAACACGGTTGGCATGACGCTCATAAGGCGTGAAGTCGATTCCGTCGATGCTGCCGCCAAGGTCCGTGACAACCTGATCGATGGTGTCCTTTACCAGTTTCGCAGACGGATACTGGGTGTCGTTCGGGACAATTCCGGCGAAGGTGGTAATTTTGTTTGCGGCATTCTCTTTCAGGTCCAGATTGTCCTTGACCAGTTTCTCAGTCGGGAACTTTGTGTCACCGGGGACCGCAGAAAAAGCGCTCGCCTTGTTTTCCGAGCGCTCTGCGTAGATGTCTTTGACATCGTATGTGGTGTCGTTTACATAGACATGTTCAATAGGTCTGTTAGCCATGCTTTCACCTCACATCAGGCAATCATCAGTGTGGTATCGACGACTGACGTGCCAAGTCTTGTGATTATCAGGGTAGTACCGGACACGGACGCATCGGCCTTATTAACCAATGCGTCCATAGCGGCAATTTTATCGTTCATTCGCTGAATCATGTAGGCGTACTCGGTCTTGCGTTCGTTTTCAGCCTGTACGCGCTCATCCTCGTTCAAGGAAGCGTTGTACAGATTGATTTGCAGCGTTGCGAAGTCCGTTTCCGAGCCCGTGTATCCCTGCTCTACCGCATAGGCATAAGCCGATTTACCGGTTTCACCCTGCACGGTACCAACGGAGGTTGTCGTGCCGTCCGCCCACTCCATGATCAGCTGATAATTGTTGTCCACATAGGCGCGGACAATGCTGTTCCCTTTCGGGATTCCGAGGATCAGAGCGCCTGTGATGAGGTCATAGTCCACGCTTGGAGATTCGGTCGTCAGGAGCTCATTGACCGTCACCGACATAACATCGCGGTTGATGAAGCTTGCAAGAGTCGCGCCGCTCAGTTTCTTGGCCTGCCCGTTCTGCTCCAGCACGAACAGGTCAGCGTTACCTATGTTTTCAGCAGCAGCAAGAGAGCTTATCGCGGCATCAGCCATACATTATCCCTCCTCTTCGGAGTCTTCTTCCACTTTTTCAGGTCCTTCGTTCTTTTCCGGAACAAAGTCACCCGGCGCAGCACCAACTACGCCATGTTCATGCATTTCAGAAAGAAGCGATACGCAGCCGACAAGCATGTTCATGCTGTCGTAGCCCTGCACATTCAGTTGCTTCAATGTGCCGATCAGGTTTGCAAGCAAACCCTTCTCAATCATGCAATACTTATTCTTCGCCATGTTTTACCTCCGATTGTTATTTAAGTCCCCTCGACTTTCAAAGCAACATTCACGCCATAAGGAGTAGCAGAAATGCTTTGAAACTCTGTATATTTTGGCATTCCGACAATTGGTAGTTCACTCTGATCAGTAAACACCACAGCAACCTCGGGCAAGCTCGAATTTATGATATGGATATAGAGTCTTGGTGGAGTCGGATTTTCCACTAACATATCGTATTCAAACTTTTTCCCTTTTGCCGTCATTATTTCCACATCATACCTCCATAAAGACTAATTCAACTTTTAACATAATACGTTGCCGTTCCTCTGTCGCTTCCAAGTCCTGTATGCGCATCGTAATAATACGCGCCATCTTCTGTGTACAGTTTCGGGTAATTATATCCGGCGTTGTATCCGAGCCACACACTCGTCTGTGTGAACGTTCCTTGCGTATATCCCTGTCTGGCCCAGTTGACAACAGACGTCACATTGATTGTTTCTGTGTGTGTGTATTTGGCTGTTCCATCGGCGTTTTTGGCAGAAATCGAAATTGATGCATAATAGTTGTTGTCTGACCCCTTGTATGTACTATATGCATTATTCGTACTAAAGGACGTAATAGTAAGCGCCAATACCATGTCCTTATATGTCTGGGTATTGGCTATCTTAAAAGAATTGCTGGTATGTTCAAAATCCGGCCCACTTATAACAATATTTCCGTTGCTCTCGGACATGTAGTGTGTATGGTTATCAAGAAGGCCGAGTGCTTCGCCGCCATTGGACCGCGTATATCGCAGCCAGTACGAGTCACCATAGTATCTTCCGGCATTTACATACGTTGCTTTTTCCGTATTGTTAAAAACGCCGTTTGAGAAATTAGCGTAACCAAGAGATGTGTTGATTCCGGCTGAGGTTTGACCTGTTGTAATACTGTTACCGACCAAGCCAAGGCCAGAATAAAGTCCATGAGTACCGTTCGCACTATCCCACAAGACATTCTTTGCGCTTACATTGCCACCGAACGTACCATTGTTCGCAGTCAAGTTTCCATTACTGTCAACAAAAAAGTTCCCGTTTCCAATATTGATGGTGCCGCCTGTTATGGTAGAACCGGAGATCGATCCGCTGAATGTCGCGTTCGACGCATTCATGTTTCCGGAACTGTCAACAGAAAAGTTGTTTCCAATATGGATGGTGCCGCCTTTGATGTCGCCGGTAAACTCACCGGCGTTCGCATAAATCGTTCCGGTGAACGTACCGTCTCCGGTTACATGAAGCCCGTTCGCATCGACCTTCAGGACCTCTGTATTTCCTTTTTTGACCGTCCAGCTGTCGTATACCAGAGACCAGCTAAAGCCGTCTCCCGCACCTTCTTTGGTAACTCGTGCGGAAATTTCATCGGCTTTAATCAGGAACTCCGCCGCAATATCGGCGAACTTCCGCTTGTAGTTGCGGTCCGTGCTGGACTCATATTCCAGTTCGTTGTCAACCTCTTCTTCCCACGGGGCCCCGATATCCGACGCCATCATGGAGTCGAAGGTCAATTCCTGCTCGTAGATTCCGCTGTAGTATCCGTAAGCATGAATCGCATCTCCGATCTCCGCAGCAGGGTCTACAATCGCTGTCGTCGCCGAATACGGCTGATACTCATAGCCATACAGGTCTTTCAGAAGGTTGTCCGCCACGGACTGACGTTCTGCCGGTTTGACCAGAGGGCACGCTGCTTCCATGCAGGTGCCGCTTCTGGTCATGGTGATGTTCAAAGAAACGTTCTGTTTGTCATTGACGTTCGAGTCGGTAGTCTTGATCAGCACAACCGTAATCACGTCTCCATCCTTTGGCTGGTCCGTGAATCCGGTTACGCTTGCGAAGTGGACCTCTATGCCGTAGGTGGAGTACAGTTGCTCCGTCGTGTAGTAGGTGCTCGAAGTGTTGTACCGCCACTTGTTCTGCGTCGTATTCCAAGTAAAGGTGTAGGTCCCCGTATTCCGGTTGGCCCACGGTGTGTAGTTGCTTCCGGCAACCCATGCGCTGCCGCTGTAGGAATACCACTTGTTTGTCGTGTAACCTCTTTCACTTCCGGTGTAGGCGTAGCTTTTCGAGGTATCCGTCATGGCGGATGAATCGGTTACTTCAAGGATCTTCGCTCCCGGGCTGGAGATGTAGTTGTTCTCATCCAGAGCAAGGATAATCATGTCATAGGGCGCGAATTTTGGAGAGGTGCTGAATTGACCTGCCCCGTATTCCAATGTTACGCTGTCAGACATTCCGCATCACTCTCCTTTCACGCCCTCAGCAGAATTCTTGTTCCGCCAAAGGTAATTCGCCTTCCGTTCTCCGTAATGAGATAGAAGGTCTCTTCCAGCATATCGACAAATCCGACAAGGCTGAGCTTGCCGGTATCGGACATGATGAAGTTGCCGCCGTACATGGTCGCAATGCTTTCCAGAACTTCCCGCATCGTATACTGTGCAGGGAATCCGATGATATGCGTTGCCGCTTGCAGCTTTGTTATGGTGTCTTGCTCAATATAGTTTGTCGGTCTGCCGTTGACTGTTGAATACGACACTCCGAACATGTGCGCAACGATTTCTTTGACGACGGTGTAAGCGTTCGGGCTTGTCGCCGTCCACGACAGAGTCGATGACGGATAGTCTCTTTCCGCTTTTCGCAAAGCATCATAGCCGTAGATTTCCAGCCGTCCCGTTTCGTCGTCTGCTTCTCTGGTATTGATGAAGAATTCGCCCTTCTGATACCACGGAGATACCTTGTTTCCGCTTCTCAGTCGGAAATAAGGCTTGATGGAAGCCCCGCGCGGGATCTCCCGTTCCGGGTCTTCCATCGAAATCTCAATCTCACCGGCAATCGCATTTCCGAACATGGGCTTTTTCTCTTTGAAGAGCTTCTTTCGTGTGCACATGCTATACAGCTTTGATTGCTGATAGGTTACTCCGTTGATGACCACATAGGCCTCGGAGATATAATCTCCGCTGTCGAATATTTCTCGGTAGGTGGAGTTTACCTCTTGCATCGGTCCACCTCGCTTTTATCTCTCGATGATATTGAATGATACGTCCCGGTTCATCACCGCGCCGCTCGTGTCGATGAATCCAATGCCGCCGTTTCTTGAACTGTTATAAGCGGTGAATGACACGGCTCCTTCCGGAAGCATGTTGGTATTAATGCCTATATACTGCGTCCTCAGCGCTGATATGATCTTCGTACACTGGGAAAGGGTGACCGGCACAAGCTTGATGGAGATCTTCCGCTTGTCCGTCACCCTTCCTCTGTGCATAACCGCGTCAAGTGTACGCCCGGATTTCGGCGCGTCCACATCGTTGTATTCCCACTTAAATTCTTCGATAAACGGCGCGATGTTGGTATTCCCGATATAGAAGTAATAGCTATTCTGTTTTGCCGTCATTGACTATTACCTCCCTTCGGATCTCGCTTTTCGCCGCATCTCTTTTTCCACTGCCTCCGCGATGACACGGAAACTGCCGAACTGGGCGACAAGCTGCATGTTTTGGATTGAATCCTCAAAGGTATCCAGTGCAGACATGAACCGCTCCATCATGCTTCCAAGGTCCGCTCCGCCAGAGCCTCCGCCAGCGCTGGACACGCTGTACGGGACAACAGAGCCGCCAGCAACAGCAGGCATCCGGAACGATACAGTTTCCGCAATGTCCGTCATAGCCTGTTCCAGCCTTCCCTTTTGGCTTTCAATGCCGCCGACGAATTCCTTGATCATGTCAGGGCCGTAGGTGTCAAAGTCCGCCAGAGGTCCCTTGTCCGGCTTCGTGAAGTGAATGTAGGCGTTGATCATATTCGCGATTGCCTGAAGCTGTGCTTCGAGCGCAGGCATCTGCGACTGAATACCGTAAATAAAGTTGCCTACCATATCTGAGCCCCAGATGCTTGCGTTTCCGGCTACCTGCTGGAATGTCGAATCGGTCTTTGTCAGAATGTTTTCAGCGTGAGTTGCCGCTTCGCCTTCCAGTTCGCTGTACTGTCCAGACACGTTCTGATTCATAGCCTCTGCGTTTTGGGTTGCCGCAGTGTTTGCCGCTGCCGTGTTGGCTTCCGTCTGAGTCTTGATCTCTTCGGTCGCAGCGTTTACGCCAGCAGCCATTTCCTGAGCGTTCTGCGTGATTTCGCCAGATGTGGTTTTGTACTCCTCATTGGTTTTCGCAATCGACTCCCGGTTTTCTTCCATCGCCTGCGCGGAAGTAGCCATCGCATTCCCGAGGGCTTCGATCTTCGTAACGTCTCCGCCTGCGGCTTCAATCTGAGCTTGAAGCTGTTCTGTGGTAAGTCCAAGCTGTTCGGCGAGGATCGGCAGGAATTCGTTATATGCTTCCATAGCATATCTGCTTTCCTGCATGCTCCATCCAAGTGCGGTAGTGTATCCGGTGGTGTCGTTCATACACTCATCCAAATGACTTGCGGTCACTTGGAATTCGTTCATCTTCTGCGCCATCAGTTCGACAGAGCCGCCCGTCTCATCCATCGCTTCTTTGGCATAATCCGAACTGAGTTTTGCATCCCACAAAGAAACAGCATAAACTCCAAGTCCAGCAGCAGCACCGCCAGCCGCAGCGCCCAAAACGCCAATTGCTGATGCAGCGCCAGCCGCCCCCGTAGATGCTGCAGTGGAAGCTCCTGCAACACTACTTCCGGCTGCACCGGCACCAGCAGCGCCGCCTCCGGCCAGAGCTTTCACAAGGTCAGTGACCGGCTTGATTGCGTTCGTCGCGCCGGTAATCAGATCCCTAAACCATGCACCAACTTTCAGACCGATCAGCAGTTCTACAGCACCCTTCAAGAGTTCTACTGCCTTATCAGGGTTTTTGTTGATCCATGCATCGATCTTGTCTACGACCTTCGTAAGAAAGTCTACAACTTTCGGAAGCGCCTCATTTACCAGCCAGTCGATAGTCGGCTTTATGAAGTCGTTGTACAGCCGTTCCAGTATCGGAAGAATATCCTGCGCCAGCTCATAGATCTTATCGCCGAGTTTTCTAAAGGCTGCAATCAGAGGGGGTTCCTCTTCCGTATCTCCCCAGAACAGGCCCCAGATAAAATCAAGCACTGCATCCCACGCAGCTTTGATCAGCCGCATGATCTTCTCTGCAATCTCCTGAGGATTTGAAAACAGGTTTACAATAAAGTCCCTGATTCCTGCGCCAAGCGCCTTCCAGTCGAATTCATCGACGAACCCATAAAGCAAATCGAGGAGCCCCATGAAGTAGTACCGGAGCTTTGCACCAAGTTCTCCCCACGGGATCTTCGCTATCATCTCATTCAGTTTTCGTGCAAGTTCTCTTCCGGCCTCTTCAAACATTCCGTTTTTCAGCAGGTCGGCAATCTTCTTCATGAACTCGGACGGTTCAAGGTCCCGCAATGGGTTGCTTTTATCTTGCTGCGTATTGTCCTGCAAAACATTCAGTTCATCGAACCCAAGCAAGGTTCTCTGAAGTTCCTGCGTATTCTTCTTTGCCTGCTTCGACAGTTCGGAAGCAGACTTTCCGGTAACACCAAGTAATTGCAGGAATCCAAGAAAATACGATACCGCTGTGGAAATCCACTCAATAATCTGCTCGATGATAGGACCGAGTACATTTCCGAGAGCCGTCCAGATCGCGTTCATCCTTTGACTGAGCGCTTCATTCTGTGACATGTAGGTGCTGATGGACTTCGTCAGAACACCAATAACCGAGCCGACACCGACGATCGTGGAAAGCATTGTTCTACCAAAAGACTTCGCGGTTCTGGTCAGCGACTTGATCGCCTGCGTCATTTCTTTTGTGCCTTTTTCAAAGCCTTTTGTGGATAGATTCGCCATTACTGTAATCGCATCTTCCACAAGCCATCACCACCTTTGCTTTTTTATCCAAGCAGTTCTTTCAGTATGCGTTCATCCTCTTCAAGCTGTCTGCGCTCTTCCGCCGTAAGCTTCGGATGCAGCAGCACGATGTCTTTGTTTTCTTCAAAGAATTCTTTTTCCCAAGGCTCCAGTTTCTTTCCCTTCGCTCTTTTGCTTCGGATACTCAGCACCGTTGAATAGGTGCATTCTCCGATTTCCATAAACCACGACAGGAAGGTCCACCAGTGGACGTCGTCCTCATCCCGGATCTCTTTTCCCGACACGCGGTTGATCGCCGAGACAATCAGCCTGAAGTCCTGTTCAAAGTCGACCATCTTGATGTTGTCTTTTTTCTGTTCATCAAGATCGTTGTTCACAAAGTTCATAGCTGCCTCAAATGCAGGCGCATAGTCTTCTCTGTGGAAGTGCTCAAAGTTCTCGTAGATAATCCACAAAAAAGCGAGGACCTTTTCCGAGTCTTCAAGGTCCCCGTCATTAAGTGCCGCAATAGCATCCAGAACTGCTGTATACTCCCACCGGATCGGCTCTTCCCGTCCGTTTACAGTGAGAGTTTGCGGAAGCCGATAGTTCATCGGTCGCCGCGTCTATGTCTTCCAGTTCGATACCCGTGCACATGCTTATCGATTCGGGCATCGATCTTGTTAAGTTCAGTTTGAAATTTCTTTTCCAGATAAGCCCCTATGGACTTGAAGACGTTCTCACAGTAGAAGTTGCCGTTGACCGGCGTGAAAACGTGCACCTGACTGAAAAACGCTTCTCTGGAATCGGTGCCAAGCAGATAGTCGAACAGTTCGATCATTGCATTCTCGGCCTCATTGAGAGCCCTGACGGAATCGTCGTCCGCAGCCTCGCCGTTCGGATCAATGCTTGTGTTTCTAAGCGGTTTCACGACCGTTCCAAACTTATCTGCTACTTCGTTGTACCGGTTGATGATGTTGACGTCGGTCGGGCTGAACTTGAATGTTCCAATCTGTTCTTTGAGCTGGTTATATACCGGTATCCTGATATAACCGTCTTCTACGAACAGGCCGTCTTCACCCGGCGTAAGATTTGCGGTTTTACGTTCTTCCATGATTCAATTACCTCCTCTTGAATCGTTTTGCCCCTACAAATAGCTAAAAGGCCGATTCTTTATCAGAACCGGCCCAAGCTATACTGCTACGCCAATCCTGTAATCTTCAGAGTGGAGAGGTTGAATTTCACCTTCACTCTCTTTCCGGCTTTGATGATCTGGAAAGGCGATTGTATACCGGACGTATCTCCGCCGAATGTCTGCGGCACGACAAGAACGTCCTCTTTGTACGCCCAAACAGCAAGACCGGTCGGATCACCCATGTCGATCATTGCATCGATCATGGTCGTTCTCGTATCGTCTCCAGTGAGACGTTCGAGCACAATATTCTGAATCCAATCGCTGAGCGCTTTGTTTGCGTCAGTAGGCTTGTTCGAGACGTAGAAAGTATCTACAGAGCTTTGCGGCTGGTATCCTGCATGAATCACATACGGCTCTCCGAGAATGTTCCTGTGAACGTCCACCTGAGGATTCAATTCCTCGCTGTACTGTTCAAGGTGCTCGCCAAGGCGAGTGTAGTTCGTTGAAGTCGTGAAGTTGTTCGGCAGGTTGCTTGCGTCAAGCGTGTAGACGTGATTTGCGTCAATAAAATGCGCCAGATACTTTCTTTCAATCAAAGACACTCACCTCGCTTTGCAGATGTAAAGCGAGCTCAGCTTCCAGACGCAATTGCCATGACTTTGTTTGTGACAGTAAACTTGGTCGTCACATCTTCCCTGTTTCCAAGGTTGGAGATCTGGAACGGAATCTGCGCACCGGAAGTATCGCCGCCGTGAGACTGCGGAACGAGGTAGCAATCCTCTTTCCATGCCCACAGAAGGTTTCCGGCCTCAGAGCTGATCACGCCGCCCGTGATGACATCCAGAGAAACACGAGCATCAACGCGCTCGGTCCTGCACATGTCACCCTGCCAGCGATGAAGCACGATCGCTTCGAGGAATTTGTCCAGATAGTAGTCGTTGTCAGATTCATGGTCAGTCTCGTAGAAGGTGTCCACGTTGCTGCTGACCTGATACCCGTTGTGGATTGCGGTCTGATAACCCCAGATGTTCTTCCGGATATCGACCTGCGGGTTCATTTCTTCAGCGAAGTTTTCGAGGTGCTGACCGATGCGAACCCAGGTCCACTGAATCTGACTTTCGTTTGTGGTGCCGATTTTTGTCGCATAGTCGTCAACATTGGTCGGCACCTTGACGTAATGAACGAGATATTTTCTTTCAAGCATATCTGCATCACCTCATCGGTCAAATTCATTGAGATACTGGATTTGCAGCTGCATGATCCAGTTCTCTACTTTGCTGTCTTCCTCCTGACTGAGGTAGACAGGCGTTTGGCGGCTGATCTGTCGGATTCTCCGGTTTCCCGTAAGTTTCGGCCAGTCACTCAGCCACTCGGTATGATCGTTTATATTAACGGGCTGTCTGGTAAGCCACTTTGCGAAGGTGTCCATCCATTCTTGAACTTCAATCTTCCTGCGCTCATTCAATCCGGAAGCCCTATAAATGATCGTAAAGGGATACAGGCAGGTCTGCCAAACATGCCCGGTTATGCTCTCATGGTCATCCATGATGAACGAACCGGATGTCGCAAACACCGTAACCCCATTTTCCGGCTCTGCCGTGTTGAACATGACAACCTCATCCTCGCGGAGTCCTGGATAGTTTCGGACCATGTTCATCAGAGCCTTGGTTACTTCTTCATAACCATCCACATCTTGCTGATACTGTTTCTCAGCCATTCTTCGGATACTCCCCTTTGACTATGATGTGCTTGATTCCCTTGAGGAAATCAGCTTTATAGCGTTCATAGGTGTAAGTTCCCCATCTCGGCTGCGTGTTCGGATTCGTCCAGTGGAACGGTCGCCCTGTATTCGGGTTGATTCCCGGATATAGCCGCTTACCTTGAGGCGGGACCGTGGTTACGATCTTTCCGGTTCCCCACTTGCCAGCGTTTTCCTGATTGATCTTTCTCAGGTATTCGCCGGTTTTACGTGGTACAAAGGGCTGCATCTTTTCCACAAGCGTTCTGTCAAACCAGATTTGAGCACGCCGGAAGTTTCCGTTGAATCTCGCGAAGTGAATGTTGCAGGTCATGAACTGGTCTTTCATCGTGAGGTCTTTGAAAGTCGGTCCCAGAATCGCCATGCTTATCACCTCGCCATGATCTCGAAATGCGGGATCAGATTGTATCGGGATACTGACGTAATCACGAACACATGGTCGTACCGCGTGTTCATGTAGTCCAGAAATCCTTGCCTTGTAAAGGACACATCACTGATTGGAACGGGAAAATCCTCGTCAAGCTCGCCCTCTATGAAGAAGTCGTAGTACTTGTTCCCAAACTGGAAGGTGATAGCCTCTTCCGGGGCCAGCAGACGCCGGTACTCTTTCGGAAGGTAGTACTTCTTCTGCACAGCCTCTGTTTCGCCCGGGTTTCTGCACTTGATCAGCGCGTCGGTCCCGGACACCAGATACCGGATATGCAGCCGCACATTGTCGTTTTTCATACCGCCGTTGTTGTTCCACGATGCGGACTCGTCCGTGACAAGGTGCACACCTTCCAGCACAGTCGGGTACCAGATGAACTCTCCGCTGTCGTGAGCTATCGGAACACGATTGAACAGCGTTACTGTCTGTTTGTAGATCGCCTCAAACCCTGCCATAGAAGTTCTCCTCTCCGGAGACGTGGATCGGAACAATCGCCATGCGTCTCAGTTGCAGGAATTGCGTACCGTAGATCGTCATGGTGTATTCCGCGTCCGCCTGCAGGTTGCCCGGACCGGCGCTTGCAAAGCTGATAGAGCTTCCGCCGTCAGACACACTGGACGCTGCATAGGCGTTTCCGATCTTTCCAAGGTCGCCGAGTGTGTTTTCACCGAATCCGGCCATTTTCAGCTTGTGGCAGATCATCAGAGTAATCGCCTGATAGTAAAGGTTTCCAAACTGCTTTCTGCTCACCATCGGCTGCACAAAGTCAATCCAGAACTTCAAATCTTCTTCGGACATGGAGTCGAACTCTCCGCCGCCGATGGTTTTGATCATCGTTATTAACTTCGTGTATTCCTCTTCGGTGAATGCAGTCATGGACGTTCTCCTTTACTCAGCCTTCTTGGTCCGGCCTCCGCGTGCGGGTTTCTTCTCCGGTTCTGCCGCAGCATCAGCAGCAGCCTCTTCGGCAGGAGCCTCTTCCTTGACGGGCTCAGCCTTTGCGGCCTTGGTCTCTTCGTAGGTCAGCATGCCGAGCTTGGCCTGTGCCAGAATGCCGGGAAGAATGACTTTTCTGCCGGTCTTGTTGCCGTCTTCATCGTACTCGTCGCAGTAGGCGATGCGGTCCGGGATCTGGATCGTTTCACCGGGCTGGGCAAAGAACCTGCTTCCAAAGCCGATCACTTTCGGGGCGTTTCCTGCTCTATCAGTGGTATTGGTAATATTCATGTTTTTGTCTCTCCTTCTAAAAAGTCTGTTGAAAAACAGGGGCCTCTCCTGTGGTGGAGAAGCCCCTTGCGGTTACTCTATGCCGATTACACGCCAATCGCAATCAGCGCGGACATCGGGTAAGGAATGATCAGGCCTGCGGTACGAGCTTCGCAGGGAACGATCGTTTCGAGGTTGCGGACCTGCACCGGGTACTGAAGGAAGGCCATAGGATTGTGGATCGCGAGCTTCTTCTTGTCGTTGGTGTACAGGAGAGCAACGCCGGAGCCGTTGGAGGCGGCTGCATAGGGGTTGGTGCTGGTTTCGTCGTCATTCAGTTCAGCGGCCATTTCGATCTTCTTCAGCCACGGAGCGTTGCGCTGAATGAAGGTCAGGACGGTATCGGCGGTGTCGCCGACACGCTTCATGGACAGGGCGGTGTGAATGTTGGTCGGGAGGACCAGCGTGTCCGGACGCTCGATGTTCTTGGTGGTCTTGGAGACCTGAGAATACATGTTCATGAGGTCCTGAAGGATCTCATCAGCATCCTTTTTCAGCCAAGAGGTCTGGCCGGTGGTGGCGCCTGCGGTGATGGTGTAGGTCGGGACATTCTGACCAGCGGACAGAATACCAAGCAGGTTGTGGTCGGGATCGCCAGCCCATGCAATGCGGTTGATCTCGGCGTCGATCTGGTAGTGGGCACTGTCAGCCTTGCGGGCATCGAGGTGCTTGTCGGCCATACGGGAAGCACGCATTTCCTGAGCGCTGTAGCCATAGCTTACGCCGATGGACTTCACATACGCGGTGCTGGGCTTACCGAAGGCATCAGCACGGGGAAGGTCAGTGCTGTAGTTGTCAATGACCTTCGCAGTGCCTTCCTTATCGTACACGTAGTAGGTGATGGTTTCTGCACCAGCATCCGCCTCGGTGTCGATCGGGAAGAGCTGATAGGCCATCAGCTCGGGGTATTCGGCTTCGTAGGCTTCGCTCTTGACATAGTCAAGTTCGCGGGCAAACCAGATGGAAGCGGCGTCTGCGCTGTCGAAACGAGCGAGGCCTTCGATCTGGAGCAGCGACGCAGGGATTGCGGAGCGCTTGATGGTAGCGGCCTCAAAACGGTCGTACTTGTTGTGAGTCTTTTTCATGATCCATTATCCTCCTGTCAATTCTCGGATTACGCCTGAGCCTGGTGGAAGAGCTCGATCAGCGCAATGCCGTCCTGAGCGCCACTGAGGAACACGCCCTTCACAGCAACGTTGTTGGTGCTGGTCTTCGCAAAGCAACCGGCGTCATTGCCGGAGACGACCAGATACACGGGATCACCGTAAGCCGGAGTCTCGTTTGCGGCCAGCAGACCGTAGATACGGCCATAGCGCATAACGCCAACGGTGATGTGCTGATTCAGCTCGACGCCGCCGAACATGGCATTTTCGGAAGTGCGGCGGTTGGTGACAATACCCTCGAACTTGGCGGCAGTGGCAGTGGAAGTAGGAACGGCAATGCCCTTACCGGGCTGGGCCCCCTGCACGACGCCCATGCCGAACTTCAGAGCACCGTCAGCAGATTCATTCATGAAAGAGTTGACCTCATACGGGGCCAGGTCGTAAATGCCACCGGCCTGACCGACAGGGGTAGTGAAGCGATAAACAGTCTGTGCACTCATTTGGATATCCTCCCTATTAATTACTTGCGATCCTTGTTGTATTTGGCGATCATGCGCTCGCGGGCTTCGAAGGCAGATCCGCCGTCAACAGAATCCATGTGTGCAGTTTTCTTGTTGTACATCTGTCTCTTCTGGTCCGCAGTGGTCTTGCGGCTGCGAGACTTGATGATGTCACGGGCGGCTTTGAAAGCCTCGTTGACGTAGACGTCGCTCTTGCCGTCCATACGGGTCTTGAGACCGGCAGCACGGATGATAGCGACTTTTGCATCACGGACAGGCTTGCGGGCAAGGCCCTTGATTCCGACTCTGTCACCGAGTTCGCCGAGGGCGATCTTCATGTTGACCAGACGCTCCACCGAATCGGCGTTCATACGCTTGCCGGTGTAGTCTTCGCAATCCTCGCCGTCTTCGGCGAACAGATCTTCCTCTTCTTCCTCGTCCACGGTGTCGTCCTCGTCAAGGTTTTCCTCGTCTTCGGGGATAACCTCTTCGTCCTCGTCGGCGTCGGTCACAAGCTCTTCCTCTTCGTCTTCAGGAATTTCTTCCTCGACGACGTCGTCTGCGTCCTCGTTGCCTTTCAGGGTTTCGAGGTCGTCAACTTCGTCCGCTTGGACTTCTTCCTCGGGAACTTCCTCGGTGGGCTCTTCCTCAGCCGGGACTTCTTCCTCGTCGGAATTGGCGGCTTTGGTCATGTCCAGACGGGCACGGAGGGTGTCCACCAGATCAATAAGGGTCTGGATGTCTTCGTCCTGATGTGCAATCATGCCCATTGCAGCATCGACGTCTTCCGGATCTCCCTCTTCGTCGCGCTTGTCGCGGCGTGCTTTGACTGCCTCGACCGTTGCTTCCACGTCATCAGACGGGGCGGGCTGCTCGACGACTTCTTCGGTTTTAACAACCTCTTCATCGTCTGCATCGGTCTGGGCAGCGGGTTCGGTCTTGCCGTACTTCTTGTCGTACTCCTCAAGCGCCTTATCCAGCTCTTCGTCAGTAAGAACGGCATCAGCGTGAGGAACGCGCTTGGTTTTCTTGCTCATTCTTTTTCCCCCTTTGAGCAAATTTACTTGGTCGCGGCTGTCAAGATTCAGCCGCGCCTGTTCTCCTGCTCGCGCCTCGCGAACAAGAGCAAGGTGGTTAATGCGGATGTTCTTCTGAACAGCGTCGTAGCGTTGACCATTCCAGACGCCGGGCGTTTCATCCAAATCGAGGTTATATCCAAGACTCAGCTCTTTCAGCCCAGCAGACTTCATAGCGTCCGTGTCATGGATGATGATCTCGGCCTTGACGTCATTGCCACTTCGCTCTCCCTCGCTGAGAATCGTTCCAATCTGGTTTTCAGCCACGTTGTTCTTGTCAATCAGTCCCGCTTCATGAGTCAGAACAACAGGCTTTCCGATGTAACTTCTCAGGCTTTCAGGAGAAAAAACATCCTCCGGAAGCCGGAGCTCCCGCCTGACGCTCCCGTCAGGATTTGTATACTCGAAGATTCCGCAGGAGGTCAGAATCGGCCTGTCCTTCAGGTAACCTTCGGGGGTGAAGTACGCTCTCGGCATGGGCATGCTGTCGTAGCGCACGACTCCGTGAAGTATCATCTCTGCATCTCTCCTTCCAAGAAACAGTGCAGCTTTCGCAAAACGCTTTTAAGCATCTCGCAGGTATTAAAAAAGCACCGAGCTTTTTGCTCAGTGCTTCTTCACAATATTATGCGGTTTACCAAACCTCGTTTGACTTCGGAGGCTTATATTTAAGCTTCTCCTGCCAAGTTACGCCTTCTTCAAGGCAGGCTTTGTAAACCTTTTCTGCTTCGTCGGGGTCTCTGTACCTGCTTGGTACTCCCCATGTTGGGATCGTGTTCCCGTGGACCATATAGTACTTCATCGTGTACTTTCTGCCACGGAAAGACTCCCAAAGCCTCGTGACGCCGTCCATATCCATGACGCCCTTTTTGTCGATGTAGGCTTTCTGGAAGAATTCAGCATCGTTAAAGAAGCCGTCATTCAACAGCTTGATTAGTTCGTTCTGTTCTGTCATCATAGGTCTACATTCCTCCAAAGCCATTCGTCATAGGCTTTTTCAAGACTGTTGTGGACACTCGGCGCAATAGACTTCAGGAGGTTGAGTCCTTCGGTCCAGCCCATCATACGCATCTGGTGGTAGTTAGCTACTGCCTCGCTGTATGGTGCTGTGCTTCTGGAATAATAGTCCGAACTGTGACCGCCGCAAACCCAAGGTCCGCGTCCGTTAAACATACCGCAAATGATATCCGAAACCGGACCGATCATTTTCTCGCGCTGCCTGCACCGCTCCTCGTATTCCCGGGTTTTGTCGTAGTACTCGTCCGTGTTCTTGGCAATCGCGGCTTCTCTCTTCTCTCTGTATTCTCGATGCAGACGATTGTACTCTTCTCTTGCGCCCTTGTGTTTCTCACGCTCCCGGAGAAGTCTCCGCTTCGGCGTATAATAGAACTCTATGTAGTCGCCATACTTTGGCTCTTCGCTGGAAAGCGGGCATCCGATTGACCTCAGGTAGTCGTCATACTCGCTGTCGGAGAACTGGAACTTGTTGAACTGGCTGTCCACAGCAGATGCGATCTTGAAGAACGCCGTATCATAGGCGTCTTCTATCATACCGCCCTCGGAATTCTTCACAATGAGATAATGTCCGTAAGGACTCTCTTCGATTGTGTAGTCTTCCACACCGGACTCCTGCAGCAGCTTATTCATATCGGCTGCGGATTCTTTGCTGTGCATCGCGCTTCCATCATACAAGGCCTGTGAAAGAGAAGACCTGTATTCCGTATCGCTGGACAAGTTCCGCTTCTTATGTGAATAGCAGTCGCTCTGATCCGGGTCATCCAGATAGTGACCGTATTCATGCCACAGGATACTTGGCTTCTGCATGTCCTCTTTGGACATCGTGATCGTCCCTGTTCCTTTGGAATAGAACGAATCAGCGCCGGAGGGAGAAACTCTTCCTTCGCCGTCCATGATTCTAACATGACCGGCTGTCTTTTGCAACAGAAGCAGCTGCGCATCAGACGCCCCTTGCAGGCTTTCAAACGCAGACGTCTTCGCCTCCTCGGACATTCCGTCCCATGTAGACGAATGCTGGATCTCCTGAATCGCGGATGACCTCTCATCACTTGTAAGAAACCGCTCCTGATCCAGCTTTTCGGAAACAGCATGTGCTTCCTTGTGCGCCTTCTCTCGTCTCACGGTTGCGTCGTGGGCCCTCTGTCTGGCCTTGGCTGCGTGTTCCTCCGCCTGACTCACCTTTTCCTCAGAGAAAGCATCCGGACCATAGCACTCGTCATAAGACTTGATCGCAAAGTCAAGCTTATTGTACTTGGCTTCGACTTCGGTGAATGATTTTTTCTCTTCGTCTTGGAGGCTCCACTTGCTCCTGCCTTGAAGAATGCTGTCCATTTCGGATTTGAGCTCTTCAAGGTCTCTCTCCATGACCTCTTTATCGCCTTCGCCATAGCCTATGTCTTCAAGCATCTTCTTGTCGTTTTCAACGATCTTCCGCTGCAGATTCAAGCGGCGAAGTGCGTTGTCCGCCTTGTTTCTCTCGTCGTATGCGGCTTCTTCGTCGCGTTCCGCATCTTCAAGGTTCTGGAACAGGGCCTTTACCTGCTTGCTCTTTTTCCGGAGTCGGTTTCTCACCAGTTCTTCGCGGCTTTTCGGGTTTGGTCCCTCGCCGCGCATCGTGGCAAGCACATAAGGATTCCCCTTGTCGGGGACTCCCTCCTCATTGATATGCACATGATGGTCGTTTTCTGTGGTGACCCACCGTCCATCGTCATCAGCGGCATCATGACGCTGCGTCTGAAGTTGCTGGGCGTATTTCATAACACATTCGCCGACCGCAACCGCAACCGGTCTCGGATTCGCGCTGCCCGTATACTCGGACATCGCTTCCGCAAACCACTCGACGTCACCGCCGCTTTTGTTGTTGACGGAGTATACGGACACGGCTCTCTTGCACTCGTCCCTGCTCATTCCGAGTTTGGACATAACCTCGTTCATCACCAGCGTGGAAAAATTACCGCTGTGGAGCTTTAAGGCATCTGACATGTAGTCGTCCATCTGATGAGAATACTCATGCTGGACAACGCTGTCTTTCGTAAGTCCGGGCGGATGGAACTTGTCCGTCATGCATCGCTGCCAAGACTCTTCAAACTTCTGCTCGTCTCCGTAGAACCGGTTATTCAGGCGGACACCCTTGCCTCTCTGTGAGTAGCCGTAGACGCTCGCGTCCTCGGCTGTCATGTCTTCAATCACAAGACGCCCGCAGTGCCCTTTCATGAACGGCACCTTATTGATATAGTCTACAAATGACTTCGCTGTCGCCTTTGCGGTATCCAGAGACACCTTCTGTCCAAAGTCGCACACGATGTCGTCCCCGTCAAAGGCACCCTCAGCAGAAAGCCGCTCCGCGATATCTTCGACCGTCTTACAGTCGTCGAATGTCGGAAATCTTTCCTTGACGGAATCGTAGTATTCCTGCCGGACCGGCTTCAGACTTTCTTTCGCTTCCGCAATCTGCCGTTTGTATTCTTCAACCTCGGCCTCTGCATCCTGAACCTCTTTTTCGTACCCTGCAATCTTTTTCTTGACGCTTCGTACTTTTCTGCTGGCCTCTTTATATCCGCCGTCCGGACCGTATCGGTCGTAATCGTTATTGATGATGTTGCTTAAAACATTATATTGTTCGCGCGTTCCATCTGATGCTATGAGGTCCTCAGAAATCCTTTTTGAGATTGCGTCCCATCCGCCGTGCTGTTGGCACCACTCGTCCCATTCTGCGCGTTCCGGCGTGCCTCGCTCCGGCCTATCGTAAAGCTTTCTGTTGAGCTCTTCTGCTTCTCTGAAACGCTTATAAAGGGCGTCCGCCTCTGCCTCAAGCTCTTCTTTCGTCCTACCGGCTATAATGTCTTTTCTCTTTTTGGCTTCAACCGCGCCGCGTTCGGCTTGGAGAAGTTCGCTTTTGGCACGGGACAGAGGTCCAAACTCCGTATCAATTCTGCGGTTCGTCGCATCGATGATCTTTCGATTAAGCTCTTTCGTCTGCTGGGCTACTTCCGTCTGCTTTTCTATGCAGGACTTCTTCGCAGCAGTGTGTCTTTCCGGGGAAACGACAGTTTTTTGTTCTGCCTTACCGCGCTCGCGGAGTTTCTTGTATTCCTCGGCGGCACTCACGCCTTTCCCAGCAAGCGCTTCCCAAGCTTCCCTCGGGGTCCAGCCGTTTTGCACCTCAATGCCGTACTTCCTGCACAGGCCATAAGGCAGTTTGGTGTTGCCGTGGTTTTTGGATGAGGAATCACCTTCCGACTCTTCGTCCGCATCGAATCTTCCGTTCGGTGCAATAAAGCCGGGGACAAAAATCTCCATCTCGCCGCTCGTGTTCAAAGAGCCGAAGGTGTCAATCGGGCGGATCTCCGCTTCGTAAATCACGCCATCATCAGTAGCTCTGCCGTGGCCTTCATTGCTGGCTTTGAACTTTTCCGCAGCTGCTCTGTCAAACGTATAAGAAGAAAACGCAAGGGCCTTCTTGTGCTCTTTGCCGCTCCCGCCCCTGTACATCTTAACCGGTGTTACAAGGAAGTCTTCAAACGGCAGAGCCTCTTTGCCCTGCGCTTTGCAGTGGTATTGATAGTTCTTATACATAACATTCAAGGCCGCGTTATGTATTTCGCTGTTTTTTGTCAGTTGATGTGCAAGCTTTTCCTTGACGCCAGGATCGTATTCGGTGATCCACATGCTGGCGACACCTTTGTCAATGCCATTTTGCAGGATCTCGTCGGTTTCCTGATCATTGATGCGTCGGAGGTTTCCGGTCGCGTTTTGAAGTCTGGCCTTGAGCCACTCTTCTTTCACGCCGTCCATGCCCTTCTCTTCAAAGATGGGCATGAGCTTGTCCACATTTTTGCGTATGAATTCTTGGTGCCCGTCCATCGGGTCCAAGTCATAATCGGTTCTTTTGGGCTTTGTGCCTTCGCTCAGATTCAGTTCGCGCTTTCCTGATTTTGCCGGTCCCTTTGAGGTAGCCTTGATCTTTTTGGCAACCTCGCCGGTCATGTTTCCCTCATCATCAAGGGGAACGTGCGTGCCTTTGATCGTGACCCAGTCATATTCGCTGGAATCGGCGTCGTCATGCTCTTTGCGCTCATCGCCCGGATAGAGGGTTTCGTATTCGTGGTGATGGTCGTCCAAGTCACCTGCGAAGAACACGCCGTCATTACGGACCTGATCAAAGCTCTCTGTCAGGGACTCTACCAGTTTCCGGATCTCCTCGCCCAACTTTGACGCCTTCGGTTCCTCAGCGGTCTTATACTCTTGACACAGCAGGCTCAGCTCTGCAGTGATGTAGCCGATCTTATGCAACTAATCACCGCCATTCGGATATGAAAAAAGCGTTGCCGGTCAGCAACGCTTTGTTTATTAACCTTTATCGACGATCTTGCCCGACCATGTGTAGTAGGGCTTCTTCATTTTCGGGTTCTCCGATTTCCAGATGTTCGGATAACCGCCGCCGTTCATGAACTCTTCCAGTTCCTTCTTGTCCTTGTCGGAAGCCCCCGGAAGCATGTGCCACTCGGGATCTGCGACAAAGTACTTGCTGCTTGTAAACTCAGGGGACGGACCAATCATGCTTTTTACCTCCGATTGATGTATCAGCCGTTTTTCTTCTGGATCATGGCGGCTACTTTCTTAACCGCTTCCTCCGGCCCAGACACGTTAACCATGTTTCCTGCCTCGTTATCCCAGCACGGAGTGATCGAGATGGTTACGCGGGCCCCATCAACCTTCGTGCGGACCTCAATCACATCAGCATCGATCTTCTTGACCTTGTCAAGACTACCGACGAAGTCCTTCTGCGTTTTGAAGCTGCAATAGTTCTCGTGGGTGTCCATGTCTGAATAGCCACGGCACTCGACGATCTCAAGCTCGCCGTAGCCGCAGGCCACAGCCGCGAACCGGAAGCAGTCCTTCTCCGTCTTCATTTCATCAGCCGTGAAATTATAGTTGACCACATCGCCGCGAATTACGCTCTTGCCGACATACTTCATTTGCTGTTCCCTCCGTTGTTCAATTCTCTGTTGTTTCCGCCGTTCGGTTCTCTCTTGTACTCAATCTTCGTTCCATCTTCGCAAACAAGCGTCAGGGCGTCAATGCCGCCGTACTTCGGCTTTCCGGTCTTCTTGTCAACCTCGGTCTCAATCCGTTTCCACATGTCGTCATAGGCTCCCGTGGCGTTCGGATTCATGTCATTCGCGCTCTTGACTCCGGTCATCTTGATCTGCATGCTTCTCGGAATACCATTGATGGTATTCAGTTCGCCGCAGCGTTCCAGAAGCGCCTCCACCGTGCAGTGCGGAACATCGTTTCCGCCTCGGAGTGACACGCTCAAAGCAAGACTGCCGTTATGCAAGACCGTGTCAACCTTGACCATATTCCGCTCACCAAGAACGACCTTCTTGGAAAAGTCTCTGCTTTCCTGTCCGAGCTCCCCGATGAATCCATCCTTGTCATCGTTCAGGTCGTGCACTCCGTTGTCGTCCTTGATGCTGATTTTGGAGTTGTTGACCTCATCCTGCCATGACCCGCACTGATCCGGCGTTGCCATCTTGTCGATGTCGTACTTACCGCCGCTCTGGGCCCGAAGTGGAATGTTGGCTTCTCTGTTGGCGTCTCCAAGACGTACCGCCGCAACCTGCGAAGCCATGTGGCGGATGTTCTCTTCGTTCGGTTCCCCGCCGAACACAGAGTCGCGGTCAAACTTGATTTTCTTATTCGGGTTCCGCTCATTATACTCGTTAACGGCGGTTTCGATCTTGTCAAGACCGGTTTTCCAGTCTTCCGGACTCATCAGGTCATTGACTCCGGATTTACTCTTCGTGTGGGCAAAGGCGATAAACGCGGCCTGACTCGGATTGACGCCAAGCTTTTGAAGTTCCGCAGAGTGCTCAAGAATATGCATCGCGGAGTTCATGCCGTGATTGCCACGGATACCGTCTCCGTTGTCTTTGCTCCAATTGATGTCGCCGCCGTCCATGCCGGTGTCATGAAACCAAGCAGACACAAGCATCAGTTTCCGGTCCATCTTGGCACCGCGAAAACGGTGATTGCCCTGAATCTGCTCAATCACGTCCGCAGCCTGATTGGTCTTCTCGACCACCTGCTGGATGTGATCCATACCATGCGTGGTAAAGGTTCTCAGCGTCGGTTTTTCATTGGCGACCTTGGTGCCCTTGGCATAATGCTGTCCGCCGACCTTATCGCAGCCGGAAAGCGTGTTGTTCACCGTCGCGGCATCAAGGCCCTTGACCTTGGGCGGCATCCAGTTTCCCTGATACTTCGCGCGGGAGGTCTGCTTGCTGCGCTCACCGCTTTTTCCGGTCACATTGCCTTTCGGACCTCTGTTTCCGAAGCTTTTTGCAGCCGCCTCAGCAGCGCCGGGGTCTTTCTTCCGGATCGCTTCCCAGACCTCTTTGGGCTCCATGCCCTCGGTCTTGATACCCATGCTCTTTGCAATTCCGTAGGCCAGACGTGCACTCGCGTCAAAGCGCTCCTGAAGCCTCTGCTCTCTGCGCTGTCTGTAGGCCTCCACGCTGTCAAGCCTTGTCTGCCGTCTTTCGGCAACTCTCGTTTTTCTGCGGTTCCTATATCGATTAACGGAATTGTCCATCTCTCCGACCACCTTTATTATACACTAATATTAGTACAGTGTCAACGCTTTTCTTACTCTACAAAGGCTTAAATTTGTTCGCCAGATAGCGTTTTGCAATGTCTATATCAAATACCGGCGACGCTACGCAGCGACAGCCGTAGCTTTCGCCCGGGTGGCAGTATCTTCCGGTATACACAATCCCTCTTGATTTCGTCATGTACCACTCAGCGGGGGGCTCGCTCCATTTGTGGACCGTGCCGTGTAAAGCTCTGTGGCTGTCTCTTACCCGGCTGTCTCGTTTGGTGATCCACTTATACTTTCCGACGCCAGCGCTCTCGTGTTCGTATCTCGTCATCTGGCAATTGAGTGTTCCCAACTGGTCCCTTGCAATCATCATTGCTTTGGACTTTGTCAGGCCAATCAGTTTTTCCAGTTTCCGGTAGACGTTGACTTTCGGCTGTTTGGTTTCATAGCCCCATCGGATAATCGACTCGACATCTGCAAGATAGTCGTTCGGGATCGACTGAATCTTGCTTACATTGTCGTGAATCCAGCGCTGGACCATGCTTTCCATATCCTCTTGATAGCTCTTGACGTTGATCTCAAAGCCAAGGGCATCACGGACCTGATCATTCCAATCCGCGATAGAGTGGTTTTTGGCAATGCTTCCGCTTCTGGCATATTGCTTTTCGAGCTTTGCCAGAGCTCCCTTTTTGCGGTCAAGCCTTTCAGCCGCCGCCATGCGAAGTCCTCTCGCGGTTGAAATAAACTCTCCGGTCGCGTCCTGCCGTACCTCGCCGCGCTCCACGTACTGCCGCATCACACTGTTGATCGCAGGCTGCACCGTCTGAATCACCATCTCGGTATAGGCCAAGGTTCCGCGCATGCACTCTCTCTCGGCGGAGATGGGATAAGTCGGTCTCCGCCTCGGAGAAATCTCGCCGTGCTCTCTTACCTGCCCGTTTCGGACTCTTTTTCTTCGGAGTACATCTATACCCCTTCCGGGTTTCTCGTCCATTCTGTACCCCTCTCTGATTGTCAGCCGATCCTCGGCGTCGCGTACTTCTTGAGATCCGGAGATGTCCTCAGGTCAGATTCCTTGCAGCCGATTTTGGCGGCGTAGGCCTTGGCGTCGGAAATCTTCTCGAAAATCTTCAAGGTTGTGCGGTGCCCGGTGAAGTCCGTACCGGTTACCGTGAAGCCGCGTCTGCTGTAAGGGTGCCCGGTCTTGTTGTATCTCGTTCCAAGCACAAGATCCTTGTACCGCGTTTCTCCGACCTTGGCAACCGTCTTTGGCAGCTTCATCTTGCTCGGGTTCACCATCTCGCCGGTATCCGGGTCCTTAAACCTGCTGATCCCGTGTTCCTGAAGGCAGGCATACATTTCTTCCTTGTTCAGGAACGTGTGGAATGCAGAATCAGGCGCGGTGATCTCTCTTCCACTCAAAGTGTGGTCCGTAAAGTCACCTCTCAGAGTGTACCTTCCGTTGCTCGCTTTGGTCGAACTCAGATTTTTGAACGTTGCACCGCTTCTTGTTTTGATAAAGCTCGTCCCGCCGTTCCGCTTGGCAAACTCCGCATCAGGCGTTACGCCCTTCTTTGCCAAAGCATCCCATGCGTCTCTCGGACTCCACGAACTGTCTACATCAATACCGTACCGTTGGCACAGGCCAAACGGCAGGCGCGTGTTTCCATGTCCACCGGTCCTTTTGACCGGCGTGTTGTTGTTTCCGTTTGCCTCCTCTTCTGGGGCATCGCGGTGAAAGCGTGCATCAAGCCTTTGCTGTCTCCGCTTTCTGTATTCAGCTACAGCATCAGCCATAACGCACCACCTTTCGTTAAAAAGCAAAAGACGCCTCGCTCTTGCGAAACGTCTTCAGAAACTGTTCCTACACATGGCAGGTCAGCTATTCTTTGATTGGAGATACCCGTTTTCGATCAGCCATTCCCGTCTCTCGGCGGTAGGAAGCTTATGTTTCCCAGCCTGATACAGCGCTCTGTACCCTGCCAGTCCTTCCCAGTTGGCACCACCGGACTCAGGATCGGTCTCCTGCATTCCGTCGTCTTCCCATCCGCATTCTTCGCAGATCTCATAGGACCCGTGTGTCGGAAACTCGAACTTTCCGCAGACCGGGCACATGTGCGGCTTGAAGTAGTCCTCTCTATCGATCATACTGTTCCGCTTCCTTCCTCGCCATAAAATAGTTCCTCGCAAAATCCAAATCTATATCTGTCGGGTCCGCCGCATTCAGCCGTGTCGGATAGAAACACGTTTTGATATTCCCTCCGGGATATCCTTTCGCATACTCGCCGGTGAGTCTGTTGAACCGGCAGATGCTCCCATCCGAACAGCGATAGCCCCAGATGTCCGGGCCGCATTTCTTCATCAGAAGTTTCTTTGCGTGCTCGTTATACTCTTCGGCAGTCATGTTCGCGTACTGTTCGGGGTGCCTCTGTTCCTTGTGGACTTGAAGGTTTTTCTCCGAAAACCCCTTGCACGGGAAGTTCTCGCCCTCGGCGGAAATCTGCTCCATCGGATACGGACTGCTGTATCTGTCTCTATGTTCCGGCTCTTCGGGCTCTTTGCCTTCCCGCTTGGCCTCGATACTCGCCAGAGCGTTGTCGACCATCTCTTGCAGGTCTTGTGCGCCAAACGCTTTCGGCTGTCCATCTACAGGGAGTCCTGTTTCGGAACTGAACTTGATACTGTTGCCGTTAACGGTCCGAAAGTAATAGCCCTGCGCTTTTTCCTGTTCTGTCAGGTCATCCGGCAGGGCCGTATTCTTCCTTGCCGCAAGAATCTCTCCGATGCTTGCATCCTCTCGGACCTCAGACTGTCCAAAAAGACTGATACTCAGTTCTTGGAGCCTCAGCAGGATCTTCCTCGCATAAGGCGTCCAGCCGTTGTTCGGAACGATAGCGCCAAGCTCTTCAGATATCGCGGCCATCTCATCAAGCTGCCGCTCGCCTTGTTTGCTCAGCATTCTACCCCTCGCAATCCAACTGTATTATACACTAAAATTAGTACACTGTCAATGCTTTATAACATCAAATCTGTTTGACTGCTTCCTCAGCAGAGATGCAGACCGGCTCGCCTTTCTCATCCTCACGATAGATTTCTTCAAGGAGGATATTAAGGCTGTCGGCAAACGGCTTGAACAGCAGGCCTTGCATGTTCGTCAGGTCGGCAAGGTCGTGCCAGACCGCTTCTCTCATCTCCACGTCGTCGCACTGCGGGATTCCGGAGTACATCGTCGCTGTGAAGATGTGAGATACCTTGACAGAGTCGTCATCGTCGCCGATGGTCCCGATTTCCTTCAGGTCAATCGGTCGAATTCCGAACTCTTCTTCCGTCTCCCGGCAGGCTGCTTCTTCCGGAGTCTCCATGTACTCGATGTGACCGCCCGGACCGCCAAGCAGGCCATAGCCGCCAGCGTCACCGGCGATTCTGGTACCGGTCAGGATCTTGTTTCCCTGAATGATCAGGACTCCGACGCCGCCCATCGGCTTCTCGTCTTCGGTGTCCTTGACTTCCAGCTTGTCCCACACGTTTTCCTGCTTGCGCGGCTCGGGCTTTTGCACAATCTCTTCCTTCGGCTCTTCGGAAATCTCGTTTTCAGCGTCTTTGTTGACCTCATCAGAGAAGTCCATATCCTTCGGAAGCTTTGTCGCCTCAGGGGCCGCATCGGGGGAATTGCCTTCTGTCTTCTTCGTCAGCTGCTTTTTGAGCTCTTCTTCCTCTTTCGGAGGTTTCGGAGTCTCGTGCTTCGGCTGCTGTTCCGGCTGCTTTGGCTCTGCGGGTTTCTCGGGGGCCTGCGGCTGTTCACCGCC